AAACACTATAGTAGCTATAGAAAGGAGATGAAAAAAAGAAGTATGAGAGGTACTATTATTCAACGAGCTTATGACGGGCGAAGATGGTGCATCGTAAAAGGAGATGATGGCATAGAGTATTTTTTCAGTTATAAAGCTCTTGTTAATCCGAAACAATATAAGCACTACAGTTGGGTTGGAAATGAAGCTGTTTTTGATAGAGATGAATCTGACGAATGGCGTCTTCCGCACGCAAAAAACGTGATTCTTGCAGAAATACGTGACCCGAATCGAAGAGAAAAGTATCTTCGTAAAGTTGAGGCAGAAAAAGCACATTTGGAAAAAGAGGAAAGAAAACGAGTTAATGCGGAAAGACAGGCAATGCTGAAAGCGAGAGCAGACCGTCGAAGAGAGTATGAAGCTAATAATACATGGTATGAAGTTCAATATTTCTCTGATAGCGGATGGAAGCCTGTTTGTTCATGGATTCCTGCCAGATATAGAAGTCTTGCAGAAGCGAAGCAGGCAATCGAAGAAGTAAAGAAGCGAAGTCTGTCTAATTTAAAATATAGGTGTGTAAAGACATTAGGATTAACAATGACTGTACACAGAGGGGGAAACTAAATGGATAGAGAAACAACAATCAATTATATGCACAAAGCAGTGGCGTGTCACAATGAAAACCCTACCGATTGCCTTGGAAGAAACTGCTGTGATTGTCCGCATGATTATCCTGCGGAGACTATCGAATTGATTGAATCAGCACTGGAATTGCTTGAGGGGGAAGAGAAAGACAGGTGGATTCCTGTAACGGAGAGACTGCCTGAGACTAATGATACTGTGCTCATCACACATAAAGGTGGTGTATCGTTTGGTTGGTATAATAGCAGGTATTGGGAGCGTGGGGCGAATACAAATCACAGGAAACTTATGACTGTGAAAGCTTGGAGACCTCTCCCTGCACCTTATCAGGAGGATGAAGCATGACAGTACAGGAATTTTACGATTGGTGTAAAGCAAGAAAAATTACCGATGCAGAGATGGAAATCAGTCTTAAATTTGCCGGACTCGACATGAGCGGTGTAAAAGTGTCTGAAATTAATATTGACTATGGGAAAGTGAAATTGCCGCATGAGAAAGAAATGAAATTTATCAGACTTGGAGGATGAAGCATGAAAATCACAATCACTGAAATCAAAGCCACAGCAGAAGACCTGCGTGCAAGTCGTACACTTGCAGACGCCCTAACAATGGCATTCTCAAGAATTGCCAATACAATCTGTTATCCGAAGTACGATACAGAGGAAGAGAATGAAGCGGAGGAAGAAGCATGACAAACCGTGAAAGACTTGCTCGAATGACTAATGAACAACTCGCCGCAGAGCTATGTGCAAATCATTTTTACTTTGATTGTTCCGCTTGCCCGGCAGAAGAGATGTGTGATTATGGTGATAATATAGCTCCTGCTGGTGACGGGTTGATTAAATGGTTGAACAAAAGAGCGGAGGAAGACAATGAGTGATTATATCTCACGTGATGTAGCAATCATAGAATTCATGGACAATGACATTGACCACATACAAGCACCAAACGGAAAAGAAGCAGTGCAGATTTTGTCAGACATTCCCGCCGCAGATGTTATCAGTAAAGCAGATATGATAACACTGCTTGAAGAAACAGAAAGAGAAGTTTTAAAAGGCATAAACAGGTATTCAACACACTGGATAATGATTGATTCCATTTTTGGAATTATCAAGTGCAAGGTAAATATGATGGGAGAAAAGACAGATGATAATAAATGATGTGCAATTTAATTGTGCTCTTGAAGATATATTGACTGAATTAGTCAATCAATTAAGAGCTAATAATATTCCTCTTATAGCAAAACAAAGAAACAGCGGAGACCATATACAGATTACATGTCCTTATCACTCTAACGGAATGGAGAGAAAACCTTCTGCGGGTATAAGGAAGAGTGATGGAATATTTCATTGTTTTGCGTGTGGTGAAATACATACTCTACCAGAAGTAATATCTCATTGTTTTGGACATGATGAAGATTTAATAGGTACATGGGGGTGGACATGGCTATTAAAGAACTTTGCAATAGTACAAGTGGAGGAGAGGAAAGATGTTGCGCTTGATTTTCGGCGTAGTAATATGGCCGATAAAAACAGTATTAAAGCTGACAAAATTAATAATAATTGGGTAACAGAAGAAGAATTAGATAAATATAGATATACACATCCTTACATGTATAAAAGAGGATTAACAGATGAAATTATTGAATTGTTTGATATTGGATATGATAGAGATATGCAAGCAATTACCTTTCCTGTGCGTGATATTCGTGGAAATTGTCTGTTTATTGCTCGACGGTCTGTAAAGACAAAATTCTTTAATTATCCAGAAGGAGTAGAAAAGCCGCTTTATGGATTGTATGAACTACATAAAATAGGAGCATTTGAGAAATATGAGGTTGTTAAATTAGACGGTTCAGCAAAAGGTATAGATGAGTTGATTGTTTGTGAATCAATGTTAGACGCATTATCATTCTGGACAGTAGGAAAGTGTGCTGTAGCACTAAACGGTCTCGGTAATGAATTACAGTTTAAACAGTTAAGAGAATTACCTTGTAGAGAAATAATACTTGCTACAGATATGGATGAAAGAGGATTAGCGGCGAGAGAAAGAATAAGAAAGAATATGAAGAATACCAAAATTATATCAGAATATTTCTTTCCAGAAGGAAGAAAAGATGCAAACGATTGCACTAAAGAAGAGTTGCTCAATTTGAAAAAATACTATTGACAAACATTATGATACATGTTACTATATAAGAGTCGAAAGACAGTAAGAAACTATAATCACTATTAAAAAGGAGAAAATTATGAGCGGAAAGAAAATGGTAGCTATTGACAAAGAGAAATTGCAGAAGTGCTTTAAGCGGCGTGGAGTTACACAAGCAGAAGTACAGCGTATTATTGGTGTTGGTACAACTTATTTTTCTTCATCGTTTGAGACTAACAGAATCTCTATGTTGGTAGCAGACGCACTTGAAGCTAAGTTTAACATTAAAAAAGAAGAATATGTACCAGAAGAAATAACTGTTCCAGTTAGTGAATCTGTAGCTTCTTTTACAGAAGAAGATTGGGAACGTCTTTACAAAGTAATTTACTCGGCAACGTATGAAGCAATGAAACGTGCGCTGTCTGGTGAATAATATAAACACTATTGAAAGGAGTAACTATGGGTCGAGTCAGGTATGATGAAGTTGATAAGTATGGTGGTCAGGGGGGAGCAGGATTCTTCTCTTTGAAAGATGATGGCGATACTGCAAGAGTCAGATTCATGTATAATGGAATTGATGATGTAGAAGCATTTGCAGTTCATCAGATTGAAGGCGAAGATGGCAGAAAGAGATATGTAAACTGTCTCAGAGAGTATAGACAGCCTCTTGACACATGCCCGTTTTGTCGTGAGAAAAAGTCTACACAAGTAAAGCTGTTCATCCCTATCTATAATGTAGATGAAGATAAAGTACAGCTTTGGGAGAGAGGAAAGAAGTTTGTACAGAGAATGGTATCTATCTGTAGCAGATATTCTAATTCTGATACTCCGCTTTGTGCGCATGAGTTTGACATTGAGCGTAAGGGTAAAAAGGGCGATACTTCTACTACTTATGAATTTTTTGAAGTGTCGAAGGATAATACTACGCTTGAAGATTTACCGGAAGTGCCGAATCCTCTTGGTGGTCTTGTTCTCGATAAGTCAGCAGAGGACATGGACTTCTATCTTGAAAGCGGATATTTTCCGCCTGATGGTGATGATGAAGATGAACAGCCTGTTCGTAGACGAGAGAGCAGAGACAGAGACCGTGATGAGGCGCCGAGACGTAGAACGCCGGGTCGTAGAGGAGATGTATATTAATTGAATAAGTTGTCGGCACGCTTTCCCTCCTTTCCGTACAAATACACAATGTTGTATGAAGATTTTTCGTGAAATTTTTACTTCATGCAGTCGGCAATTATATAGGAGAAGATAACATGCCTTTATTTAGTATTCCAAAGCGGGCGGGAAGAGAGCAAGATAATAAACTTGCTAAAAAATCAAATACAAGTAGAAAAGCACAAACAACTGTCCGAGGTGGAAATTCACTATTAGCTAAAATCAATCAGATAAAAGCTATGGTTGAAAAAAATCTTGGACAGTTTAAGGATGATTATGCAATTATTAGAAATCAAGATGAATTGCATGATTATTTTGCAAAGTGTGTAAATAATGGTGTAGTAGCAATAGATACAGAGACAACGGGTCTTGACCCAATTCTTGATAGTATTGTAGGTCTGTGTCTGTATACACCTAATGAAAAAGCTGCATATGTTCCAATTAATCATACTTCTTATGTAACTGGTGCAAGAGTAGATAATCAGCTTACAGAACAAGATGTGGCAGAAGAATTTGATATGATAATTCACGATACTAATATTGAGATTATCATGTTCAACGCCAAGTTCGATATGCGAGTTATAAGAAATCAGCTCGGCGTGAAAGATATTTATTGTACATGGGACGCATATCTTGCGGCGAGATTGATGAATGAAAATGAAGAGCATAATGGTCTGAAAGCACTACATAGGAAGTATGTACTTAATGGACAAGGTGATGCGTTTTCATTTGATGCTTTATTTAAAGGCGTATCAGCAGATAAAATTCCAATCAATTCATTCTATCTGTATGCCGCACATGACGCTATTATCACTTATGAGTTATACCAGTATCAAAAGCAGTTTGTATACTACGATAGAACATGTACGCCAGAAGCAAGAAACGGAATGAACGGCGTATCTTGGGTATTCTTCAATATTGAAATGCCTTGTATCAAAGTAGTTTGTGATATGGAAGATAATGGAATAAAGTTCGATTTTGAATATAATCAATTCCTTAAAGACAAATATCATGCATTACTTGATGATAGGATAAAACAGTTTAATGCAATCTGTGATACATATAGAGATGATATAGAAGCATATAGAAGAAAGATGGGAGCTAATTGTAAATTAGATGACCCAATTAATATTAAATCTTCCTCACAGCTTGCTATTCTTCTTTATGATATTATGGGTTGTGAAGTTCCTGTAGATAAGAAAACAAAGAAGGAAGTAAGAACAACAAATGAAGCGACATTAAGAAGTATGGATAATCCAGTCGCAAAAGCAGTATTAGACTATAGAGAGTTTTCTACAATAGTGGATACTTTTATAGATAAACTGCCTGATTGTGTGAACCCCAAAGACGGTCGTATTCATTGTAGCTTTAATCAGTACGGTGCGAGAACAGGAAGATTCTCTTCTGAGAATCCCAATATGCAGAACATTCCCAGTCATAATAAAGAGATTAGAAAAATGTTTGTCGCTACAAATGAAGAAAATTTGGTATCAACAGATACACAACAATTTGTAGTAGACAGGTGGTGCGAAGTAGAGTGTGCCGATAAATGGAAATACGCAGACAAAATCGTTGCCGGCGATGAGTTGTTACTTGATGATGGTTCTTGTGTAAATGTCGCAAAAGTAGATATTCAACAGGATGAAGTTGTTATTGATTTTAGGTGAAAAAAAAATGATTGTACATTGTTTATTTGAACAAAGTGGGACTTTTAAGAATGAGTTTAAGAAATTTGGCATAGAAGCATTTGATTATGATATTTTAAATGATTTTGGTCAAACCGATTATCAAATTGATTTATTTAAGGAAATTAGGGCGGGTTATGTTGATGAACCGTCAATTTTTGACAGTGTAAATAGTGATGATTTGATAATTGCGTTTTTCCCATGTGTTCGATTTTGCCATCAAATAAGATTGGCTTTTCAAGGAAATAATGCTGGTTATAAAGATTGGCCAATCGAAAAGAAATTGGAGCGTGATAGAGAATTGTTCGCAGAATTGGCAGAGTATTATGATTTAGTAACAAAATTGGTATTGATTTGTTTAAAACGTGGTTTAAAGTTAATTATTGAAAATCCAAAAAGCACTACACATATATTAACAGATTATTGGGCATTGAAACCAAAAATAATAGATGTAGATAGAAGTCGTAAAGGTGATTATTATAAAAAGCCTACTCAATATTGGTTTATAAATTGTGAACCAAAACATAATTTTATTTTCTCCGCGCCTAATTATAAGAATAAAAAGCGTGAAGATATAAGTCATAATACAACTGTTAATCGAAGCATGATACATCCAGATTACGCAAATAGATTTATTCGTGAGTATATATTGTAAGTAGGATTTTACATGATAAGTTATCTTATTGACAATAATCATATATCGTGATAGAATAATATCAGGAGGTGATTATGTGTTAATTTATAAGATAACGAATATTGTAAATGGAAAGATATATGTTGGTCAAACTGTTAGAACATTAGAAGAACGTAAATGGCAACATATAAATACTGCGAAACACGGTCATAAAAATCATCTTTATAATGCTATGCGAAAGTATGGTATTGAGAATTTCAAATTTGAAAAGATTTGTGATGTGGACAATATAGAAGATTTGAATATTCTGGAGAGATACTATATAGCAAAGTATAATTGTATTAAAGATGGATATAATATGGTTGATGGTGGAAATAATAATGTAATGTTTCTTGACGATGTAAAAAGGAAACATTCAGAACGTATGCGAAGTAAGGAAACACGTTCTAAAATTTCACGGTCAATGAAGCAGTATAGAAAAGAGAATCCATTTACAGAAGAACATAAAAGAAAATTATCTGAAAAAGCAAAAGGAAATCATAACTTTGGCACAGGTGATACACGTTCTATAGGATGTTATTGTGTTTTAGAGAACGGAACACATTTTAATTTTCATTCATATCGTGATGCGTGGAAATGGTGGTCAAATGTTGAAAATCCGTTTAATACAAAAGCAGAATGTGTATATCAGAGAAAAATAAAACAGAGTATTGAACACGGATATTTTACTTATGGTAGAAATAAGACTAAGTATGAATATCCGAAATGGTTTAGAAAGGAGGGTGATGCTAATGAAACGGTCGATTAGGACAAGAAAAAGTTATGTACTTATGTCCAGCGACTATTCTTAGTCACAGCAGGAACCAAAAGTAATGACGCAGATGTGTGGCGACCCGAAGATGATTAAAGCATATCAAGAAGGGAAAGATTTATATGCAGAAATCGCCGCTTTGTCCTTTAACACGACTTATGAAAACTGCTTGGAGTTTCGTCCAGACGGTACAACTAATCCCGAAGGAAAAAATAGACGCTCACAGGCAAAGTCAATATTGCTCGGAGTGTTGTATGGCAGAGGAGTGCCAAGTATTGCTGAACAGTTGGGAACAACTATTAAAAAAGCACAAGCAATAAAAGATTCTGTATTTAAGGGTTTTCCGGCAATTCCACAATTTGAAGAAGATTCATTGGATATGGCTTATGAAAAAGGATACGTTACTACGTTGTGGGGTAGAAAACGTAGACTTCCTGATTTGCAACTGCCTGAATATGAGTTTAAGTGGAAAGATGGAGCGCCGCCTGATGATGATTTGTTAGATTTTGATTTAACAGAAGAAATGTCAGAGCCAGAAGTTCCAGAAGAGCTTCAAAGAAAATATTTAAAGAAACTGAATAACTGTTATTTTAGTCAGAAGCGGAAAATATTTGAAGAAGCTAATAGAGAAGGAATATGGATTGTTGATAATGGAGCTAAAATAGCAGATGCACAAAGACAATGCGTAAATTCAAGAATCCAAGGAAGTGCGGCAGATATGTCGAAGTTAGCAATGATTTTAGTTGGCAATGATAAGAGATTAAAAGAATTAGGGTTCAGACTTCTCATACCTGTCCATGATGAATTAATAGCAGAGTGTCCAGAAGAAAATGTAAAAGAATGTTCTGAAAGATTCGCACAGCTTATGTCAGAAGCCGCTAAGAGTGCTTTAAGTATTCCGATTAAATGTGATGTTGAGATAACTAAAGCGTGGTATGGGGAATCTATAGAAAATGAAAACAGTTATAATTAATGCTACTGGATTTGATGGTGGTGGTATAGCTAAACTGGGCATAGAGTATAGTAAATTAGGGTTCGATGTATATTTTAAGGATATTGTACACCCGTTACAATTTAAACCTTTGGGGTTGGCAAATATAAAATTTTATGATACAATTATTGAGTTAAAAGAAATTATTTCTATTTATGACAGAGTAATATTTTTAACTTTTTATGATAACGATTTAGATAGCGCAGTATCCAATATCGCAAAATTGCGTACAGAATTGCCAAATATAGAGTTTTGTTATTTATATTGTGATAGAAATATAGAACGATTATTACGGTTACTTGCACATCTTAAAAAGTATTCTGTTGATTTTGATTATTATTTTTCTATAAACCCCAATATATTAGATATAGTTAAAAATTGTATTTATTTAAATGTAAATGCTTTCACTTTTTCAGAAGTGCCACACTTATCATTAGATAAGCGTAGTAAAATTGTATTAACCGCCGGTAGAGTTGAAGCGTTTAAAGGTACACTATCTTATTTTAAAAGCATTGATACAAAGTTTTTGGGTTCAAATTATTATTTTATCCATGAAGGTGCAAGATTTAATTTTAATAAATCTGGTACTATAAGCACACCGCCTCAATTATTGACATTATTTGACATATCAAAATCCCCAAAACAATTAAAGCCCGAGTTTGCATTTAAATGTTACGATGATGAACCAGTTAGTGGTAAACTTACAATATACCCATCATATAGTTTAGATGCAATAAATAGGTGGTCAAATTATTATGCTGGTATTTGTTGTATACTCGGTAGCAAAAGTAGTTGTAAAAAGACTAAAAGTTTAATTGGTGATACTTGGGTTGTAGAGGATTCAAGAGAAAATAGTTTACTTGTAAAAAAAGCTAAAATTTGGGGTTCAGCAGTTGAGTATGCAAATTTAGAAATGATTGATTGTGGTTTGCCCGTTTTATTTTCACGAAAGTATTCTGAAATAATTAATTTCCACGATGATGCGTTGATTTATGATTCATTTTCTCAAATACCAGATAAATTAGATAGGTTGAAAGATGATTATTCTATGATTCAACAAAAACAGCATGATTTATTTGTTGATAGTCAATGCACAATTAATGAAAGGATAACACAAGTATTTACAGAGCCGTTGGGGGTAATTTGATGAGCCGTTTGTTTCCAGTTAAAAATAAAGAAGCGGTTATTGATAAAAAATATAGTACAAAGGTAGATATACCTCAATATTTGCCCAGTAGTATAAAGCCAAATTTATGGGAGCTGTATGATAAGACTAAATATATAGAGTTAGCAAGAAATATAGCACGGTCAAATGTTCCTGAAGATGTGAAAGATTTTTTAATGTTTGCCGCAACCAGACATATAGTGTTTAATTATGCTAAGATAGCAGATTATTATGCACATGCTGAGCCTGAAATTCAGCGGCTTATGGAACAGTCTGCACTCGTTATTATTGATGTTGATGATGCTATAGCCAATGGTTATGTTCGACTTTCTAAAAACATTAAAACATTATTGGGGGTTGATGATGATAAGTAGTATAACTGGTGATAAAATGTTTGCACATATTGACCGAATATTTGGTAATCAAAAACCTATAACAGCAGATATTTTTCTTAATAATTATTGTAATAATAACTGCCCATATTGCACATATAGACGTTGGGAATTAGATGATGGTGCAAATTATATGTCAATTTCAGATTTTATAAAATATGCAAATAGGCTTATAGATTTGGGCGTTCAAGGGTTTATATTAACTGGTGGTGGTGAACCAACAATATCAAAAGATTTTGATAAGATTGTCGATTGGTTGGATTCACATAATATAAAATATGGTATTAATACAAATTTTAATAAATATATTGTGTGCAATCCGGCTTATTTAAAGGTATCGCTTGATGCCTGGGATGACAGTAGTTATAAAGATAGACGAGGCGTATCAGGCGTTTATAAAAATGTACGAGAGAACATAGTAGAGTTTGCAAATCGTAAACAACCAACAACTAAACTCGGTATTCAATTACTTGCAAAATCAGTAGAGGAAGTTTACAAGTTTTACGATGGTAATAAAGACTTGCCAGTAGATTATATAAGTATTAGACCTATGGAATCTACTAATGGTAGTTATTATAAAAATTTATTGCCTGAGTATTTTGACTCATTACCTACTAATATTATTACAGCTATAAAGCAGATACAAAGTTTAGATAGTCGGGTTACATTAAACTATAAATGGTCTATGTTAGATGTTCAACAAGAGACTTGTACTGCGCAGTGGGCACAGATTGCTTTGAATGAACGTGGTGAAGTTATGTATTGTTGTCATAAGCCGTATCAAATAATTGGTCATATAATGGATAAAGATATTTTGACTAAAAAAGACCTTGCCATAACAAATATGTCAATGTGTGATATACCGTGCAGGATGACGGGCCCAAATTATGAAGTTTATAGAATGTTAAAACCTAAATCTGATGTGGAGTTTATATAAATGAGAGATGATTTTGCCGTATTTATATTAACACACGGTAGAGCTAATAATATGCACACATATAAAGCTCTACAAAAGGCTGGCTATACTGGAAAAGTAATATTTGTGTTAGATGACGAGGACGAGACAGTATACGATTATTATAGAAATTTTGGTAAAGATAAGTGTATAGTATTCAATAAGGCGCAAGTAGCTGAAAGAGTAGATACTATGGATTTATCTAAAGATAGACGGGCTATTGTTTTTGCAAGAAATGTGTGTTGGGATATAGCTAAACAATTAGGTTATACATATTTTCTACAGCTTGATGATGATTACTCTAATTTTAGGGGTCGAGTTGAGATAGATGGTAGCTTACGAACATTTTATGTAAAGGATTTTGATAAACTTGTGGATGTGATACTTGAATTTTTGGAAAGTTCTGGTGCATCAACAGTTGCTATGTCACAGATTGGTGATTTTATAGGTGGGGTTGGTTCAAAAGTATTTAAGGAACGGTTAGCAAGAAAAGCAATGAATAGCTTTTTTTGTAAAGTAGATAGACCAATACAGTATTATGGTCGTATGAATGAAGATGTAACGTCATATGTTTTAAACGGTAGTAGAGGACAAATATTTTTTACACTTGCAGATGTTTCTGTAGACCATTTAGGTACACAGTCATTAAGCGGTGGTATGACTGCATCTTATAAAGATTCTGGTACATATATAAAAAGTTTTTATACAGTTATGGCTTGTCCGTCATCTGTGAAGGTATATGAGATGGGAGATACACATAAACGTATTCATCATCATATAAATTGGGAATGTGCTGTACCAAAAATAATAAGTGGTAGATATAGAAAGGAGAATTAATATGCAGAAAGTAATCAGAATACCAACAAGAGTACATACCAGAGAGCTTGACAGAAATGTAGCACGAGAGCGAATGAAGAAAGCTGGCATTAAGCACATAAATAAGACGTACCCTCAATCTTATACAGATGCTTATGGCTGTCAGTATATTATTCGCAATAGAAGTTATTTTGCAGAAAACTGGAGAACTACTACTGCTAATAGAGTATTGGAGAGATAATATGGATTTAGATTAAGTGTAGACCAAATTAAATATTATATAAAGGAGAAGAATATGAAATTTACAATCCAAACAGAATTAATGAAAGACGTAGTAGCAAGAGCAATCAAAGGAGCTGGTAATAATAAGCTCATTCCTATCACCAGCATGATGTGTATTCGGCTTAAAGATGGAGAACTTACAGTCATTACAACAGATGCTACCAACTATCTGTATATCAAAGAACAGCATGTAGCAGGAGATGATTTCTATGTTGTAGTAGACGCCAATCAGTTTGCAAAACTGGTGAGTAAAATGACTTGTGAAAGCATTACTATGACAGTGGATGAAAAGCTGTATACAATGAAAGTCAAGGGCAATGGTAATTATACTATGGAACTTCCTCTTGATGAAGATGGTGAGCCCGTTAAGTTTCCTGATATTTTTGTCAATACTGCTTTGCACGACCCTAAAGAGTTCAATCGTTCTACTATCATTGCTATTCTTGAAACTATTAAACCTGCACTTGCAGTTACTATGGAGAATCCGCAGTACACAGCATATTACATGGGAGATAAAGTAGTTGCTACAGATTCCTATAAGATTGCAAGTTTAGCTATTCCGATGTTTGATACGCCCAAACTTGTAAGTTCAGAGTTTCTTGACCTTGTTGCTGTAATGCGTGCTGAGAAGATTAAAGCTATGTTCAGTGCTACTGATGTGGTATTTGAAACTCCTGACTGCATGATTGTTGGTAAGTTTGTCGATGGTATTGATGACTTCGCTATTGAGCCTATTACGAATCTGATTGAGCAGGAGTTTGATAGTCACTGTGGTGTGCCGAAGAATGATTTACTCCAGATGCTTGACAGACTTTCTCTGTTCGTTGGCACATATGATAAGAACGCAGTAGACCTCACATTTACAAATCAAGGCTTGCAGGTATCGTCTAAAGCGTCAAGCGGTATCGAGATTCTTCCTTATGTGACAAGTGATAATCAGAGAGACTTTACCTGTGCTGTAGACATTCAGATGCTTGTGCAGGAAGTCAAAGCTATTTCAAATGACTTGATTGAGATTCATTATGGTGATGATAGTTCAATCAAACTCATTGACGGAAACATTACCATTGTTATTGCACTTATGGAAGATGAAGAGTAAAATATTCTTGTTGACAAAATGAGAATAGTGTGATATAATGTTAGAGTAATGAAAAAGTAGTGCTATAGAAATAGCAGAAAGGAGCTTATTATGAAGCTGAGAGAAAAAGTGATTGCGGTGAGTTCGTTAATAGTTGGTAGTACGTTACTTTGGTTTTCAGTAAGTAACTTAGAAGCACAACAGTACACGGGTTCACCGCTTTTTGATTGGAGAGTTTTGTGCATAGCGGGCATCATTATACTGATTCCCGGTTTTATATGCTTACGTAGAGAGGAGTAAAGTTGGCACGACAGTCATTAAAGAACGTTTGTATAGTTAATAGAACTATGCTATAATACACATGTGGAGGTGTATTATAATGCAGGAGATTTGGAAAGATATTATTGGATATGAGGGATTCTATCAAATTAGTAATTTAGGTAGAGTTAAATCTTTGGCGAGGGTGTGTGGTACAAGTGCAAAAAAATATACTTGTGTTGAACGTATATTAAAACCCAGAAATGTTTGTGATTATAACAGTGTTATGCTTTATCGAAATGGTAAAAACAAACAGTTTAAGTGTAGTAGGCTCGTGGCGCAGGCTTTTATTCCAAATCCAGAGAATTTACCAATAGTTAATCATAAAGATGAAAATAAGCGAAATGATTGTGTAGATAATTTAGAGTGGTGTACTATTAAGTATAATACTAATTATGGTAGTGCTATTGATAAAATACGAAAAAGTCGTTTGGGCACACACGCATCAGTTGAGACCAGAAAGAAAATGAGTGCAATGCGTACTGGGACTAAAAATCCTATGTATGGTCGCACACATTCAGAAGAAACAAAGTTGTTAATATCTCAAAAGATTAAACAAGCACGGAAAGAAGGTAAGCATAGTGGGACGAAATAGTTTGCGCAATGTTATTCGGCTCATAGAAAGTACGAAAGAAAAAGTACCAGTAGAGCAAGATTTTTTACAGAATCTAAAACGGTCAATAGAGCTTACTGCTGATAAAGACAGCGGGATTCCAAGTAAGACTTATAAGCCGTCTGGTATGAACTGTATTCGTGCAAGCTATTATCAGATAATGGGAGTGCAACCTGATGAATCACATTCAAATTATACGCTTGTTGGCATTTGCAATAGTGGTACTGACATTCATGTTAGGGTTCAGACAGCAGTAGAGCAGATGAAAGATAACGGAATTGATTGTGAATATATTGATGTTGCAGAGTTCGTAAAAAGTCGTGGACTTGATTATCTTGAAATTAAGTCAAAGAGTGGCATGGAGACAAAGCTCTATCATAAAGAGCTAAATATGTCATTCATGTGTGACGGTATTATTAGATATAAGGGTAGATACTATATTCTGGAACTTAAAACTGAAAGTAGTTATAAGTTTATGAATAGAAAAGATGTTGACCCAAGTCATTATAATCAAGGCATAGCATATTCGCTTGCGCTCGGTATTGACCAAGTTTTGTTTGTATATATCAGCAGAGACATATTGGACATGAAGGCATTTATGTTTAATGTGTCAGATGAAATGCGGCAGAGTCTTGAAACATATATACATGAGTGTGATGGATATGTTGAGAGACAGATTACACCACCGAAACCAGAAAATGTAACTCGTAAATCATGTACGTACTGCGGGTACAGAGAATCATGTAAAAAGGATGGATAAGATATGGAATTAAAGAAATGCCCATTTTGTGGGGGAGATGCTTATTTAGAGAAAAGTTCAAGAGTCTATTATAAGGGAAAAACTGAAAAAGCGGCATATGTGAGATGTTTAAACTGTGAAGCAAGAACTGGTAAAGTTCTGATTTCAGACTATGGTTTTACATCTCATAGTAAAGATGCAGAAGAAAAAGCAGTTGAATTGTGGAATAGGAGAGTGTGATGAGTGAATTAAAAGTCGGCGATATTGTATATGTTTATAATTGGGGTGCTAAATTTCCATTACATGAGGGCTGGTTTATTAAACAATTAGAATCGCATCGAGAAGATTTTGATATACGTTGGGCTGTTAGATTTGCTTACGCTATATCTGGTGAAGTTTCGCCAGAAAATGAGAAGTATAAAATTTTATATTTGGATGGTAATATGGCGTTAATCACTAACTTATATGGCGTTAATTATCCGGTTTATTTAATCAGCACAGACGCTTTAGGTAAGCGCAGGCGCATGACAAAAAAGGAAGTTGAAGAAGAGTTTGGAATTGAGATTATAGGAGGTTGAAATGAATAAAGATAAACCTACAAAAGAACAGTTTAAAGATTATGTGAGAATTCAGAAGAGCGGAGTAACAAATATGTGGGCAATTAGAAATGTGTGTGATTTGTCTACAACAGGTCTTACATCTGATATTTGTCTGTATATTATGGACCATTATTTGGAGTTAGAAGAAGAGTATGGCGCAAAACAGGGGTAAGGATTTTGAAAATGTCGTGAGGGAAGCGTTTGAAAAAGTTCCTGGCGTATCTATAGACAGACTTCACGACCAAACTACTAAATTCAAAGGCACAAGCGCCAATATTTGTGATTTTATAGTTTATAGAGAGCCATATGAATATTATATAGAATGTAAAAGCATTAACCGGGGAGCGTTTCCGTTTAGTAATATAACAGATACGCAGTGGAATGGCCTACTTCAAAAGTCGCAGATAAAAGGTGTGTTTGCAGGAATTATCGTTTGGTATATTGATAAAGATGCAACATTCTTTATACCGATTCAGATACTAAATCAAGATAAAAGTATTGGGCATAAAAGTATGTCCTGTAAATCTTGCTATGAGTATCCTTCTATTGTAGAAATAACTGGTAAAAAGAAAAGAGTATTTTATGATTATGACATGGAGAAATTTTTGAATGAATTGTCCAACATGTAAGTCTGATGAGCCTGTTTATGTAAATTATCGAGAGCCTAATAACAAAATGGCAGTTCAGTTATTAGACATATTTACAAAAATTTGGTGCATAGACACAAGAGTAAAAGATGATTTAGAGTTTATGTGTAAAGAGTGCCCCTTTGAAGTAAAAGAGAACGGCCATTGTTTAGTGAAAGAATTTAGGTGTAAATTTTATCCTAAGTATAAAGACTTTGGTTCAATGGGAGATTTATAATGAAATTCAATATAACCGATGAAGATTCTCTTACTAAAATTCAAGAAAATATAGAGAGTAACGCAGGAGCATTAGATACTATTGTAAATGATATTATCGCCCCATACTGTCGTGACCTTGATAAGTACGTTGGGTTTATAAAAGAGTGCTTGAAAGACGGAGAGAATCCGCCGACAAACGAAGAGTTGGATGATTTTTGCATGAATCTATCTACATACATTTACTTTGCAGGCGGTACATGCGAATATCTTGGTATTCGTGATGATATATCAAAGGCAGTTTATAAGGAAATGTACCATACTGCCAGAGCAAGTCAAGATACAGGTACAGTAGCAGATAAAGATTCTCTTGCAGAGTTGGCAAGTCAGGAAGAGTTTATAGTATCTGCCGCCTATAACAGAGCTTACAAAATAATGAAGTCAAAGGTAGAAAACGCTCAGGAACTTTTGGCAAGTGTAAAAAAGGTACTTAGCAGACGTATACAAGAAGCAGAGTTGACCAGAATTGAAGGTAAATGATGTTTGATGTTTTGAGTATGATAGGAAATTACTCTGAAAGAAAAGTCGATAGATTTGAAACCGATTTATTTACTATTGATACTGCATTAGTTACAGACAGAGCACAGCCGTATGAAACTGCTATCGCACATAAGAAATTTCATGCCGGAGATTGGATTATTCTTGGGTGGAGAGACACAAAAGAAGAAGCTCAAAAATTCCATAATGAAATGGTTGCGTATTATACTTGTCATGGAGACGCTGTGCAAAAAATTGAAGATGTTTATGAGCATGTAGTGTACACAAGAAAGGAGAAAGAGTAATGGTGCAAGAGTTTCAGAAGCATGATGTTGTCCAGTTTAACGAGAATCATAAGTGGTGTGGTAGTCTTGGTATTATCACAAAAGTGAAAGCTCTTGAAGACGATATTAAGTATATGGTAGCTGTACCGATTCCAGAAAAAGGGATTGCTTATATTTTTGTATTGGAATCTGAAAACGCTATCGAGTATATTGGTCGTGCAATTCTTACAGATAGTGAAGGAGAAGATTAATGGAGCATATTATTCAGTTTGGAGTAACTATTGATGATGATGCTATTAAAAAGCGTGTTGAGAGTGCGGCAGTAAAAGAGATTGCAGAAGATTTACGAAATCAGATTTTTGCTATTAATACATGGAACGGTGCAATTAGAGGGTTTAACGACACTACAGAAAGTATTGTAAAAAATGTATTTGCCGAGTATAAAGATGAAATTATTCGCCTTGCCGCAGAAATGGTTGCTGATTCCATGAAGCGTAGTAAGGCATATAAAGAAAAGTTAAAGGAGATTGCGGATGAGTGATATACACAAAAATGACGATGGGAAACCTGTTCTTACTCTTGTTCCAAGAGAAATGCTTTGGGACATAGCTCATGTCAGAATGTATGGTATGCTTAAATATCCTGAGACAGGGGAACATGGTTGGAAGAATCTTGATGTAGACAGGATTCGTAATGCCGCATACAGACACTTTATACATTATCTCGATGACCCAGACGGTTTAGATGATGAGAGCGGGCTTCCTCATCTTTGGCACTTAGCTTGTAATGTAGCTTTTCTTTGTGAAAGAGAGAAATTCGGATTATGTGATGCAAAGTGGGAAAGAATTCATAATGGAGAAGTAGAATGACAGTAATTGAAGCGTTTGCAAAAAATGTAAGGATTGCCTTAGTAGAAAATGGGTGGTCTCAAAAAGAATTAAGCGAACGGTCTGGAATAAGTGTTGCTACAATTAGTGGAATGTTATGTGCACGTAATGGTCCGTCGCTACACACAGCGTATACTATAGCAAAAGCATTGGGAAGACCACTTGATGCGCTTACGAAAGGGGTAGATGAATGATTAAAGTAGAAAATGTAGATGTATGGGGATTTGAACATGCAATTAGGGGTATGAGAAATCCCATGAACAGTTGGAACAAGAGTGACAGTAAATTTTTTAACGATTATGATAACGGTACACGAGATTTTATCTTGGGTAAAAATGATTTAGACCTTATGAAAAGATTATATAAGTCAGGTACAGAACATAGAACATATGCAAGAATGATTCAAGTATCTATGGATATTACAGCGCCACTTTATTGGTGGAAAGAAATGGATAGATACACTGTAGGTAAGTCACAAGTGTCCTGTAGCACTATGCATAAGATTCATGCTAAAGAGTTTGCAGTAGAGGATTTTTCAACAGAACATTTAGAAACGGTTGCAAGATTTGATGAAGATGGAGAAATGCATAAGCCTTATATGGTGCTGAAAGTCGTTATTGATTGTCTAAACGCATGTCGAAACTCATATTTGCAGACGAAGAATAAAACCGATTGGTGGCAGATGATTCAGCTTCTTCCATCTTCTTATAATCAGAAAAGAACAGTATGTATGTCCTATGAGACAGTGTTTAAGATTATTCGTGAGCGTACTGGCCACAAACTTGATGAGTGGCGGGGGTTCGTAGAGATTCTTAGAAGATTGCCTTATGTTGCGGAGATTATAGATGAATGAAACCACTATCTTTTGCCGAATTAAAGCGGATTCAAAAAATGTCGCTCAATGAATTTAATCGTTGGTTAGTAGGTCTATGTAAAGCAATGTACTCAGATGGATTCAAAGAAGGAGAATCAGAATTTGATGATTGTGCAATAGTGACCGAAGAAAGATTAATGGAAGTTTTATTGTCTGTAAAAGGAATTGGCAGAAACAGAGCAGAACAAGTAATTAGTATTTTACTAAATGAAGAGGCTGTAGATGGGACAAAGACTTGATGAAATAATAAAACAGACCAATAAAAAATTTGGCGAAGAGATAATTACTCACGGTTTGTCAGAATATGATTATAAGCGTATACCATTTACTTCTCCAAGAATGAATTACTGTACGTATGGCGGTATACCAGTAGGTAAGATTACAGAGTTCTTTGGAGAAGAGCATGGCGGTAAAACAACTACTGCATTAGATATTGTTGCCAATTATCAGAAATCTGATGATGGGAGAAGCGTACTCTATGTTGATGCCGAGAACACATTAGATGCAGAGTGGGCAACAAAATTGGGTGTAGATGTAGACAATTTGTATTTACTTCAACCTAAAGCTCAATCAGCAGAAGATATATTTCAGATAATAGAGGATGCTGTAGACACCGGAGAAGTAGGGTTATGGGTACTTGATAGCATTGGTGTTCTTGTATCCTCATTAGAGATGGATGAAAAGAAAACATATGAAGATAAAGTATATGGCGGCATATCATTGCCGTTGACAAGATTCTCCAAAAAGATTGAAATGCTGATGAAGCGCCATAATTGTACTGGTATTGGCATTAATCAGATTAGAGATAATCTTGCAAGTATGTGTGGTGGAATATCTACTCCTGGTGGAAAAGCGTGGAGACACGGTTGTTCTGTTCGTATGCAATTTAGCCGTGGAAAATATTTAGATGAAAAAGGAAATGAGTTAAATAAATCAGCAGATGCACCAGCGGGTAATATTGTTCTTATGTCAATGGTGAAAAATAAGACTTGTCCGCCAAGTAGGAGAACAGGATTCTATTCGCTGAATTATGAAGATGGAATAGATTATCTGAAAGATTTAATAGATGTAGCTATAAGAATAGATGTAATCAAAAAATCTGGTGCTTGGTTTGATATAGTAGACCCTGAGACTGGCGAGATTATTCAAGGAAGAATACATGGTCAGGTGGCAGTAAGAGAGTTTTTAGAGGAAAACGAAGAAGTATTGATGCAGGTAGAAAAATTAGTTGACGATTTTATAAAAAAAGATTGAAAAAGTGCTTGCATTATTAAGAATGATGTGATACAATGTTTACATGAGTTGAGAACAACACAATTTAAAATTTGCTGTTTTGTGAAGTGCTGTATATAATCGTTGTTCCTACGTGCGTGTTGTTCTCAACTTCATTTAAGAGAGGTGATAAAATGTTAAAACTCATTGAGAGTTGGAAAGGGGCCGTCGAAGTTGACGGCGTGAAGTATGATTCTATAGAAGCTCTCACAAGCTCTTCTAAGACGTTTTCAGACAAAGTACATATTGTTTTACATGCGAGTGCAGAAAACGTCACAGAGAAGCGCACAGACAGCGAGAAGCAGTCTATAAACGCAACTACAGACAGTACAGAGTATAGAATCACAGTTAAAAAGTATATGACACAGCCTGCAAGTGTTGGTTTTGATTTCATGTTGAAGTGGAATGATAATAAACCGATGCCCATGAGAACAATGCAAGGCACAGTCGAAAAAGAAACTCGTGGAATGGTGTATATGAATCTTCACGGTTTTGCACAGAAAACAATCACATGTGCGTGCTGTGGAAAAGAATTAACGAATCCAATCTCACGACACTATGGTATAGGTCCAATCTGTTTAGGAAAACTCGGTATCGTTAATCAGATTGATGATATTGAAAATATCAAAGAGCAGTTGGAGAAAATCAAGTGGAGCGGGTGGGTAATACGAAGTTCAATTTTAGAAAAGGAGGAAATAAAATGATTAGTTGTGATAAGGGTAAAGTTATGATTAAAGGCAGCAAGCCTGCAATTATGTCAGAGCTGACCTGTTTGATTGCTGAACTTGTTGACGAAGAGGACCAGGTTCTTACTGAGGATGAAATTACAGAGTGTGTTGAGCTTGCAAAGCTGAGTGATGCGGAGCTTGATAGTAAGCTGGAATCCGCAATTCAAGAGGCTTCTCCTGAACAGCTCCTTAACGCAATGTTCGCAACACTAATGCATCATTGACAGATACTTTTCACAGAGCATGAAAAGTTAAAATAAAAAATCGCTCAAGGAGAAAATATGAATAGATGGTATAATAAGTTCATTTATAGGGGCGTAGGAACGTCTACGCCTTAGAAATAAACGTTTTTATATAAATCTAATCGAATTTGTGTATTTTAACGAAAAGCGGTGCTGATAGTCATTATTTCCGGAAAGAGTAATATCAGTTAAATGGCCCTCTACAAAACAGCCGCACTTGCTACCTTGGTGAAATTGGCAGACACGTCGGATTTAAGCCCCGATTCTGAGACAAGAGTGTGGGTTCAAGTCCCACAGGTAGCACTCACAGTATTTAGTCTATAGGCGACACTAATATGCTGTGAAGGTTTTTGTTGAAGTTGTCCTTAGAAGAACATCAACAGTGGGGATTGCCCTAAACGGTTCCTATGCGTCCCCACTCATAGAGACTTAACTCAGTTGGTAGAGTACCTGTCTTATACACAGTTGGTCCTGGGTTCGAGTCCCAGAGTCTCTATTGATAGGGTTAAGAGCAAATGTGGGTAACCCAGTGTCAGATAGCTCAATTGGTTAGTAGGGTGGTTAAAGTACACGGTCATCTGAACACAGCGACAAAAATGACAGGCCAATTATTCCCGATGTGCAGTTATCGGTTTACTTTAAACCGACCATAGGTTCATAGTTTAATGGTAAAACACTGGTCTCCAAAACCAGAGATGTGAGTTCAAGTCTCACCGTTCCCTCGCAACTACTTTTGTCCGGTAGTTTGCCATTTTATTTTATCCTTTCGCAATGTGTTGTGACTTTCGTCATTGCGGGGTCACAACACAACATGGCCCCTTCGCCAAGCGGCTACGGCACAGGATTTTGATTCCTGCACTCACTGGTTCGATTCCAGTAGGGGCTGTTATAGCGCAAACACTCTCCTTCTCTTATAAAAAAGGAACAGTTGACAACAATTCCTATGTTTGCGCTATATATTATCGCCGGGGTAGCTCAATAGGTTAGAGCGGCAGACTTTGTAATCTGTGTCAGTTCTGTTCCATGGGGTTCAAACATGGCCAATCTGAACAAGTATACGCAGACATGTGGGTTCAAATCCCACCCCCGGCGCTATGAAAACATATGAATTATTTACAGGACAGGAGTTGCAAATAGCAGAAAAGATACAGCAAAGACGGTATCAAATGCTGGTGCACTCCTGTATTTATTATCATCTAAATCAAAATTCTATATCAGATAAACAGTGGGATACGTGGGCGAAAGAGCTAAGAGATTTGCAGAACCAGTATCCAGAAATTTCTAAGCAAGTTACATTGTATGAATATTTCAAAGATTGGGATGCAAGTACAGGAGCATTTTTACCTATAACAGAATCTTGGGTTATTGCAAAAGCTAAAACATTGATTACTTCCAGAAAAAACGTTATAATAAAGAATACGCAACCTAAAAAATCTGGTAAAAAACGTTTATTTTAATTGGGGGTAATATGGTATTATATAAAGTTCAAGTTGGTGCATATGCAATAAAGCGAAATGCAGAAAAGCAAGCGGCGAAAGTAATTGCTAAACTCGGTATACGCACAACAATAGTACGAGAAGGTATAATCTACAAAGTCCAATGCGGAGCGTTTAGTCAGTATGGTAACGCTGTTACTATGGTGAATAAATTGCGAAAAGCAGGATTTAATGTAGTAATTAAAGCTGTTTCTACTGAACCCGAATCAGAGGATAAAAAAGAGGAGTATGTTGAAAATCATAGAACTCGAATTTGGGCTATAAACTTCATGGATGAAAATGAAAGTTTATACGGCGATGCAACAGCTATTATAGAGTACGGAGCTGACAATAAAACGATAGAGCATGTAGTTCTTATTGATACCGCTACATCCGCATCTACTACAGTAAAGAAGCTAAAAAAGGCAGGTATCACTACAATTGACGCTGTAGTTATTAGTCATGCTCATGGTGACCATTATGGTGCGTTAACTGATGTATTTAAAAACTTCAAGGTAAAAGCACTGTATTTACCTGATTGTACACAACTTGATAAGTATCAGAGAAGTTATGGCAATGCTATTAGGAATCAAGCAACAAAAGCTAAGAAGTATGGCGCTTCATATACATACATGAAAGCCGGTAGTAGTTTTACAGTTGGTAGTATAGTGTGTGAGTGCATCTATCAAATGCCGGCTTCTGCTGTATCTGAGCATGACAGCCATCATTTTGTTAATAATGAATCTATAGTTACCAGATTTACGATTGATGGTACATGGATTTATCACACCGCTGGCGATTTACAGAACGCTGGTAACAATGCTCTTATTAAAGCTGTTAAAAATCTGAAAGCTGACATTTTCAAGATTCAGTGGCACGGTGATGCAAATGCCTGTAATGAAGCGATTGCAAAAGCTATTTCTCCGAAAGTAGCATTTTCTAATTATCATCATAAAGAAGGTTCTGGTAGAGAGACTACTCGTAAAAGATTAGAAAAGTTTGGTGCGATTGTAATGAGAAATCACGAAGATGGCGATATTTATATAGATTGTATCGGTAATAAAATGATTGTAACCTGCTCTAAAAACACAAAATTCAGAAAGGAGTTTACTAAGTGAATTATAAAGTCTTCCTAACGTCAAGTGATAAGGCGAAAAGACTAAAGAAAGTATCAAATCCATGTATTTTAGTTATTGAACCAGAAGATTTTACCAAAGACGAGATAAAAGCTCTGAAAGAGAAGGGCTACACAGTATTAGGTTATTTAAATGTTGGCGCAGTTGAGACTTATAGAAAATATTATACAAAATTAATACCGTATACATTGAAAACTCTTGATGACTGGCCAGATGAAAAATTCCTTGATTTGCGTAGAACAAAAGTTAGAGACTTTTTGGTAAATCGTGCTAAAGAAATAAAAAATCTTGGTTGTGACGGTTACTGGTGCGATAATATAGATGTATACGAATACTATGAAAGCTCTGCTACATATAATGCTGTTGTATCCACCATTCGCAGAATTAAAGGTTTGGGCGGATATGTAATGATGAATGGTGGTTCAAAGTTTCTTAGTGATAAGATGGACGGAGAATCACATTTAGGGGTGTATAAAGTTCAGTGCGGAGCATTTCTTTTGTATGAAAACGCAGAGGAGCTTGTTAAAGTCCTTAAAAAGAATAATCTTGATGCAATCATTAAGACCGAACGAGATGAAAAGCATACATTATATAAAGTACAAGTCGGAGCGTTTTCTGATTTTAGTAATGCTTATGCCAGAATGTGCGGTGTGAAGAGTTTAGGAATAGATACAATCATTAAACTTGAAGGTGCAAATAAAGAAGAGATTGATGCTAGTACATTTATTGACGGTGTTACACAAGAAGAAGTAATAACCCAGATAAAGAGTTATGAAGGTAAAGGTCAGTTCGGTAATCAAGATTCAAAGCAGAGTAACTGGTATAAAGAGTATATGTGCAGAGTAAAAGTACATGGAATGGATACATTTTTACTTGAATATACAGGAGACGCAAAGTTAGTTACAAAGGTAAGAAAATTTGTCAAGGACTATAAGATGACAGGATACTATGTATCGGATAATGTAGATTTGTAAAATTTTTCAAAAAAGTGCTTGCATTTTCAATTATGATGTGATACAATGTTTATGAAGTCGAAAGACAGAACATTGTATCACATTTTTTGTTATGAAAGGAGAAAAGTAAATGGCAGAGATTACATTGAGAGATGGAACAGTTGTAAGCGGTTTGTTGTTGAGTGTGTATGATGCCTTTGAAGGTGGTAAGCGATACATCTTTTATGTAGAAGGTCGTGGTGAGATTCGCTGTGTGTTTGAGAATTATCAGTACAAGGAATATGTAGCATAAGAAAGGAGAAAATTATGCGTGAATTTAAAGTTGGAGATGTTGTAAGAGTAACAAATTGGAGTAAGCAGTATAGCACATGCACTCCTTGGTTTACTAAACATGAAGATGAGCTTGAATTAGCATGGATGATTAATTATCGGTATGGCAATTTTTCAAAAAATTCTGACCATAATCCTAATGAGAGATTTAAAGTCTTGTTTGTTGACCAAAACAAAGGGCGGTGTCTTATTGGTGAGATGGTTATAAATATGATAGGCGGTACATATCTTATTGATGAGGACGGTCTTGCACATGTTCGTAAGCGTATGACGCAGGATGATATTGAAATGGCGCTCGGCTATAGAGTAGAGCTTATTGGGGAGTGGAGCAATGAATAAACCCACAAGATATTATAGTAAACAGCAGGAGAAGAAAGTAGCAAAGCGACTTGATGGTAAAAGACAAGCTAACAGTGGTGCAACAGCATTTCAGAAAGGTGATGTAATTACTGACCAGTTTCTTGTTGAATGTAAGACAAAGACTAAAGATAGTAAGTCTTTTACCATCAAAGAAGATTGGCTGTTAAAGAATGAAGAAGAAGCATTTGCTATGAATAGAGATTCAGCACTATGCTTTGACTTCGGACCGAGTGCAAATAAGAGATATTACATTATCTCAGAGCGGTTATTTGATTTGCTACAGCAATGTTTAGAAGAAGGGAGAATTTAAAATGGGTGTAACAAATGAGATGATTTCTGCGAACGTTAGAAATTGGTTGCAGGACTTAGCAATCGGTGCAAAAGCTATGAATAAAGAAATAATGTGTGGCGTTGCGGAGAGTGGTGAAGAGTGGAAAGTTAAAGCGTCTACATATGATGATGTGATGCATGACGGTATTATAACCGTTCATATTCACAATATAAAATGTGTTGCAGAAGCCGCAGAGCTTGATTTACAGCACAGAGATTTTACTCCAGTTGATGAATACTATGCTTCTTTTACGGGTGAAGATTTCTTTATCTTTAATGGTGTGAAGTTTTCTGATATGATTTGTGGTTATTTTTCTGATGAAGAGGAGGAGTGTAGAGATGAAGAAAGAGAAAATGCGAGGGAGCAAAGTAGCGATTCTGGAGTATCTGAGAACGCACAAGTGGATGACGAGTAAAGATGCATTTGAATTGTATGGTATCACAAGGCTCTCCGCCAGAATTAAAGAGTTGAGAGATAAAGGTTATCATATTGAAACTGCTATGGTAGAGACAACGACTCGCTTCGGCGAGCCTTGTCGATACGCAAGATATGTTTTATTTGAGAGGAGTATTGAATGAGGCAAGATGCAAAGACAGATGAAATTGAGACCTTCGTTAATAATGCTGTATATTTAGCAAAAATGAAGGGTTCATTGAAAGAGTTTGAAGATTATTGCGGAGTATCAGCAGGATATTTTTCTCGTAGAACTTCTGATGGCATAACAAAGCAGAGAGCAATATCTTTCCAGACTGTTTTACTTGTATGTGAATATCTTGAAAGACCGTTAGAAGATTTGCTTAACCCTAAGTTGAGATATGATTTAGAAGCAAAGCGGATGCAACAGAAAATGGAAGAGATTGAATCTGCAAGATTATCATTAACAGGAGAGGTAAAATGAAATACACAGTAACAACTACAGAAAATGGTTTTATCGAAGAACTTGAAGTTTATGGTAAAACGTATCGAAAAGAGTGGGTTGAAACTGATTGTGGTTTTAGTACCAATGATGGTGAATTTAATGAACAGCTTGCAGAAGATGGCATTGAAGATGAACAGCTTTTAGATGAGATTTGGGACCGCATTGATTGCATTGATGTCGGCAGTGATATGTATAAAATCGAGAAGGAGCTTATGTAATGGCAGTTAAAACGTTAGCAGTAAAATACCGCCCCACCAGCTGGGATGAAGTAAGTGAACAGTCCAGTACAAAGATTATTTTACAGCAACAGCTTGAGAGTGGCGAGGTAAAAAATGCATATCTTTTCTGTGGTCCAGCAGGTTGCGGCAAGACAACATGTGCAAGAATATTCGCAAACGATATTAATAAAGGAATGGGGAATCCTATCGAGTTGGATGCCGCGTCAAACAATGGTGTTGATGATGTTCGTAATATTATTCAGCAGGCAAAGACAAAGAGTATTAACTCCGAGTATAAAATCTTTATCATTGATGAGTGCCATGCGCTGTCTAATTCAGCGTGGCAGGCAATGCTGAAAATCATTGAAGAGCCGCCTGCAAAGAGTATTTTTATCTTTTGCACGACAGACCCACAGAAAATCCCTAAGACAATTCTTTCACGAGTACAGAGATATGATTTCCAGAGAATCAGTCAAGAGGGTATTGTAAACAGATTGATGCGTATATTATCTAAAGAAGATATGTTAGGTGGGTCTCCGATTGATGCAAATGAAGCTGTTGAGTTTATTGCCAGACTTGCTGATGGCGGGATGAGAGATGCGATTACTTTCCTTGATAAGTGTCTTGCATATCACCCTAAACTGACATTGAAGCATGTGACAGAAGCACTTGGTACAGCGGATTATTCTACCATGTTTGAGCTTACAGATTGTTTACTCGGTTATGATGGTATGGGTTCAAAAGAAGCTATTGAAATCATTGAGACACTTCATGCTAAAGGAAAAGAACTGAAAACTTTTATTAAGCAGTATGTCCAGTTTCTTCTTGACCTTGATAAGTATTCTCTCGGCTGTGACTGGAAATATTTACAGATGCCAAAGTTGGCAGATTATGAAAAAGCTCTTGAAAGTTATGGCGAAGATGAGTGGGATGAAATTCATAGATGGCTTTCAATCTTTGTACAGCTTAATGCGGATATTAAATGGTCACAGTCAGCGAAGTATGATATTGAGGCAACTATTATTGTAAATAAGGAGAATAAATGATTGGTCAGAAGTATTTGAAGAAATATGTCAACACACTACTCGATGAGGGTAATTTTCCTCGATTCAGCATCTTTGTTGGTTCGAAAGGTAGTGGTAAAAAGAGATTTCTGAGAGAGTATTTTGAAGGAATTTATCCTGAAGATAATAAGGTAGATTCTATCAGAAAAATCATTGATATGGCATATAAAGTAGCGCATAAGACGTTTATTATTCCTGACGCAGACGATATGTCAAATGCCGCAAAGAACGCATTACTGAAAGTTGTAGAAGAGTGCCCGAATGATAATTACTTTATTATGACACTGGAAGATGAAGTAAATACTCTCGGAACAATCAGAAGCAGAGCCCAGATTTTCTACATGGATATGTATTTTCCTAAAGATTTGAGAGATTATGCTGATGCGATTGGCATAAAAGATGAGGAAGAATTGAAAATTATTGCAGATGTTTGCACTACACCTGGAGATATAAATATTCTTTGTAAGCAAGGCGTAAAAGATTTCTACGACTACACCAAACTTGTGTTAGATAATGTGGCAGATGTTTCATTAGCAAATGCATTAAAGATTCCAGACAAGTTAGCACTAAAAGATGGTGATGAAGGATATGATTTACGATTATTCCTCAGAATGTTTATGAGCCTTTGTATAACAAATCAAGCCAATGCAAGATGGGTAGAATATACGTCAAGATGTTTGACAAAGATGCGGATAAAAGCAATAAATAAGCAGATGTTACTTGACACATGGATTCTTTCTTTAAGGGGGTTGATTACAATATGATAAATTTTTGGATTCCCGTTATTTTTGTAGCAGTATGGATATATATTTTATGGACAATGTGAGGAGAAAATATGGATGTTTCTACACTGAAAGCCAAAATAAAAAGTAAACAGATTCCTCACTATCTGATTTTTACTGGACCAGAATGGAAAGTTCAGCAGATATATATACGACAGATAGCAAAAGTATTAGGTATTGAAGTTGTATATCTTGACAGCTATAGTGAAGTGTATTCTAAGATACGTTCCCGAACGCTCACAAGCTCTTCTAAGCTCTTTTTATTACGAGATGATACAGAAATACAGTCAAGTGATAAAATCACGACACAGCGCATCACAGACAGCTTAAAAGACAATTTTCTTATACATATGCTCACGACAACAGACAAGCGAAAGAAGTATTATAAGGAGAATCAAGATAGAATCGTAGACTTTGAGCCGCTGTCTGATTCTGCTTTGAAAAAGTACATTAAACGGGAAATTAATCTGTCAGATGAAAATTGCCAGAGATTGATTGAAGTTTGTGAACATGATTATGGTAGATGCTTGTTGGAGATTGATAAGATAAGACAGATGTGCCGTGTTCAGTATGATTGTACTGACGATGAGGTTGTTGAGCATTTATTAAAAGATGGGACAATATATCAACCGCCATATGATGCTATCTTTGATTTAGTTGCCGCAATTCTTGACAGAAAAGTAAATAAAGCCTTTGATTTACTTCAACAATCTTATGCAGTTGGCGAAGCAACAATGGTAATGTTGTCAGTTCTCTACAATAATGCGAAAGCCGTATTACAAGTACAGAGCTATAAAGGCGATAATCTTAGTAAAGCTACAGGATTAACTGGATGGCAGATAAAGAACGCAAAGCCGCATGTCAGAAAATATTCCGATAAGGAATTAATTCATATGATGCAGATGATTCAGAAAGTTGAGAGCGGGATAAAAACAGGGCAAATTGAAGATGAAATAGCAATGCCGTATTTGCTCGTGAGCGTGTTGTAGTCAAACCTTATCTACAAAGTTAATTAAAAGGAGAAAATATGCCAAAAGAAATAAAGAAATATCAATGCGAACTTTGTGGTGCGTTATATGATAGTAAGCAGTTGGCGCTTGAATGTGAACATGTGCATCTCCATGTGGATAGCATTGACCGTGAGCTTTTTGCTCCTGGTGGGTTTCGTGGGCCATCAATTATACATGTAAAACTTGGTGATGGTTCGGTAATGGCTTATAAGTTGAGTGCGGGGATGGTGTAAAATATGAATAAATCAGAAGCAAGAGAGGCAAATACAGTCCATGCCATTTGGGATATTATAGTGATGAAACATTCCGTAAAAAGTGTATTGGATACATATGACATTGCGGTGTCAGATATTGAGAATATCTATTATCGGTTAAAGGAGAAGTGTGATGAATACAGAGCAAAAGGAACATGATACATGTCTTAGATGTGGGCGAAAGTTGAAGAATCCAAATGCCAGAAAGTTGGGATACGGAGCAGTGTGTTATAAGAAGATGCAAGCTGGCACTAAGCGGTTATTCGCAGACATTTTGGATAAGCGTCCAACATCCACAAATACAGTAACATAAAAGGTGTATAGTAACATTGCGGATGTTATCGACAATAAATAATGTTATGGAGAAAATTGTCAGGCAAGTCAAATTGTCTGACAATTTTTTAAATTTTCAGACTTGACAGAATTAGCAAAGGCGTGATACAATAAAGACAGATAAGAGAGAAGCGCAAGGCGCAGAGTTCAGATTTAGAAAGGAGAACTAAAATGAGTGCAATTAAGGTGTCCAGAAAAGAGAGTCGTGCAAATGTGGAGAAAGCAATCGAAGCTATTGTTTGGTACTTCGGTTTTTCTCGCAAAGAGGCGTTAGAGTATCTTGGCAATAACAGTCGTGCAGTGATTGATGGTATTGTTCAGAGATATGAGGATAATGCTAAACTTGCATTTTACAATGATTGAAAGGAGATAAAGAAATGGCAGTAACAAATATCGAAATCATTACGGCAGAACAGCTCAGACTTCTCGAAGAAGGCGTCCTGCATTACACAGGACGCAAGCTGAAAGGTATTAACACGTTGACTGGTGAAGAGTGCGAAATTGACGAGATTCAACCACTTAATACGGTAGCGGCGTGGAATAAACTGGGGTACAAGATTATAAAAGGTCAGCATCCTATCGCAAGATTCTCGATTTGGAAATATACAAATCGAAAGCCTAAAGAAGAAGATGGTGAAGAAGTTCAGAAATCTGGTAGAGGATATTGTTACATGAAAATGTCCAACTTCTTCACGGATACACAAGTAGTCAAGATGACTGAGGAAGAGCTTGCCAAGAGAGATAAGCGTTGGAACAAGAAATAATGATATAGCGCCCAGAGGACTGCACATCTTCTGGGTGCTAATTTTTTTGAAAAAATTTTCAAGTTTTGCTTGACAGCATGTTCAAGGATGTAGTATAATGAAATCATAGAAAAGAAAAGCGAACAGCTTGTAATGTCGCTGGTGTTGAAGATAAGCTCACGATGCCAACCGACAGGAGAGCAGATTAAGAAAGGAGATTCCTATGAAAAACATTCCACTTTACAAGAGATACGCAAACAAGCAGGCATGTGGTGTTTGTCCTATGGGTCAGTACGGAGGGCTTGAACTGCTCGATATTGACGCCTGCGAAGGTGAGTATGGAGTTGCTGTAGCGTGTTTTAACTTCGGCACAGGGCGTCAGAAGATTAGAAGGCATAAGATTCAGCTTTCTGAAAACGGTCGTGCATTTATCAGAAAAGAAGGCATCAGATTCTACTTTAGTGATACGGGTCGTGGCAACGTGATTCTTAGAGCGTGATATAAAACCTGCGCTATCGGGTATACGGGCGTTAATAAAGAAAGGAGAATATAAAATGGCAAGATTTCACGAATATACAGAAATTGAGGAAAAAGAATTTTTTGGTCCTGTACATGAGTTTATTTGGGATAAACATCTCGTCAATGAGAATCTTGATGGACAGACAGCATTTTACTATGCGGTGGAGTATATTCACGAACATTTCCCCGAAATAACTGCAAAGTTAGCATTTGAAATCGCCTCTGATATTATGCAGGAGACTTGGGACTTGTATTACAGCAGAATGGAAGAGGAGCGTAAGGCAGAAGAGTCTATTCCTAATAACTATGAGATGTGGACAGAAGATGATTTACCGTGGTAAGGAGATTTGAATTGTCTGACTATTTGCTGATTTTTAGTGAATAGTCAGACTTGACAAAATTATCAATGGTGTGCTATAATAAAGACAGATAAAGAGAAGAGCTAAAGGCTTAGATAGCAGATTTAGAAAGGAGATTAAGATGAAGGTAAAAATTGATACTTACGAAGTGGAAATCAGAGCTAAGGATTATGACAGTTCCCGCTTCAATAAGCAGGACACTTTGAGTTTTCTGTGCCATCTCTGTGTTGAGCTGATAAATGCCAAAGATTATTATAAGGCGCATGGATATGATGGCTGTGCAGGTGTAACTCAGAGGAGCATTGATAATATCCATGCTCTTCTTGAAGAGAACAATTATAATCCTACCAAAAATAAGAAAGGAGAAATAGAATGAAAAAGAATATGGAAGAGAGAGCGAAGATGGTCGAGGCAATGGAGTACATCTGTCGACAGCTCAATAATGAGAACCATTTTATGACATGGCTTAGTGCTGGTGTCGCTGATGGCGACATTGAATACGGCGATTTTGCTGGTGGCAACCCTACAGCTCAGTATTATGCTGAGGACGATGATGATTTTGCCGAATTGATGCGGTTGTTCCTCACTATTATGAGTCGTGCTAAAACTAATGGTGGTCTGTACTGCAATGGTGTAGTCAGTAAGTAATCTACAAAGCTGTGCTATCGGCTTGACGGGCAGAAAGGGACTAATGAAAAAGAAAAAGAAAGTCGGTATTGTTATAGCGTTGGTAATTTTTATTTTGTTTACTTTGTCGGGATTAGAAGAAATTCCAGTAGTTGCAGGAGCTTTAACTGTGGTGCACTTTAAGCACTTTGCGGAGCTGATAATCAAGATTGTTGAGGAGGTGTAATATGAATAAAGAGCAGATGTGGGGTTATCTTAAAGATGTTGTCCTTGTTTCTGAGCAGACTCTCCAAGTCGTGACTGATATTAATGGTTATAGTGAAGAAACCATGTGTGACATTCTGTATGCAGTTACAGGATATAGAGACTTTGACCAGTATAAGGAGGAATACTAATGCTGTTTACACCGATTCTTACATCAAATAAAGAAATCCTTATGGATATAAAGAAACTTTGTACAAATCGGCACTATAAGTGTAAAGGTTGTATATACTCGACAAAAAAGCTAACCGTGTTGGAAACACCTGCTACATGTATTTTTGCGAATTGTCCGTGTGATTGGAAGTTGGAGGAAGAATGATGCGTAAGTATAGAGTTACTGGTACAGTTCTTGACCCGAATTGGGGTGATGATAAGTTTGAGGTAGAAGTTTTTGCTGAAACTCCGTGGGAGGCTATGGACAATGCGGCAGATATTATGAATAAAGAGGTTGGTAAAGATAATATTGATGACCTCAATGCAAAAGACCTCGGACCAGAATTTGTGTTCTTTGAAGTCGGAAATGATTCTATTGAGCCGCAGAGTAGACATACAATGACTGTTGGTGAGTTAATTAGATTCCTTGAGGATTATGATTCTGACTCTCCTATAAATCTTGTTAGTTCTTCTGGTCCTGGCGGCATATTTAAGAATTATGGTACTCTGAATGATTATAATATTAAGGCTCAGTCCGATGCTGAGGAAGAAGATTATTGATAGTTTGTGGGTAGGGAAGAAATTTTCTACCCACAATTTTTTTGAAAAAATTAGCAAATATGTGTTGACAAAATAGATAAAGGTGTAGTATAATATAATCAGAAAGAGAAAGAAGCACGAAGGTGCAAGATTCAGATTAGAAAGGAGACATTATGTATAAGTGTGATTGCTGTGGTAAGTTGTTTGAAGAGCCTAAGATGATTGCTGAAAGCAGAGGAGAATATTGGGGAGTGCCATGCTATGAAAAGATTGCAGTTTCTCCCTGCTGTGAAGAAGATTTTACAGAGGGTAAAATGTATCATGTCGAGGGTAAGGTATATGCTCTCATTGATGATGAAATGCAGGAAGTAGCTGATTTCGAAGGAGAGTATTTCGCAGAAGATGATGGCGAAGCACTTTATGATGAAGTTCTTACTGACCAAATGACGAAGTGGTGCTCTAAGTTTGGTGATGATATTGACATTGATATTGAAACGTATTGGGAGGAATAAAATATTTATCACAAAATACTTGACAAAAGTAGCAAGGACGTGATACAATATAATCAGATAGAAAAAGAAGCGCACAGCGCAAGAAAGGAGATTAGAATGAAAATCAAGACCACAAAGCTGAACAAAGAGGAGCATCGTTATCAGGATATGTACAATAGTAGTTCTGATACTTGTCTTGAACATGCATATGGCACTTATAGCAGTGCAAAAGCTAATGCTTGGAGATATTGCGAAGATAAGTGCAGAGAGTATGATGGTAGAGGTCTGAAAGTTCTTTCCCACAATACCTACATGTTCACTGCGGGATTTGAGTTCGATAATCCTGAGACAGGAGCAGTTGCGTTGTGCATTATTACTCCCAGTAAAGATTTTGCATTTGAGGTCGATGAGTAAGAAAGGAGAAAAGGATGAGAGTAGTATTGAAAGGAAATATTGTAGAAATTAGGGCGAAAGCCTGTGAAGAAGGAAGATTCACTAAAACAAATACAATGGATACTATGAATTGGTTATCCATTTGTTGTAGTGAAGCGGCAAAATATAATGAGGAGCATGGCCACTATGCTTGTGCAGAGGAAATGCGAGAAGCCGCAGATAATCTGTATGAGAAGTTAAACAAGTATGGATACTATGATAGGGTAAAGTGAGCCACATCTACAAACTCGATTGCTGACTGTCAGAAATGGCAGTCAGCAGAAAGGAGAAGAAATGACATATAAAATCGGTGAGAAGTATTGGGTAAAGAATCCTGCGGCAGGTAGAAATAGAATGTCATGTTTTACCCTCATTGAATGGGAGAATGATTTTGTGGCATTAATGTTTAATGACAGATACGGTTATATGAGATTTTCTAAAGACAATTTGGATGAGCATAACTGAAAGGAGAAATTAAATGGATACTATTACTCGTTTTCGTAAATGGAGAGCGCAGACTGAGACAGAGATGGAGAACATCATTGATGAAATTACAAAGAACGGTGATTTAATCGCATCCGTTTCTTATAGCAAACCGGGAGATGATTGTGATAAGCTGTGGCACATCGACACATATGACTGTGACGGCTATGTATTTCAGATTGAATATACCGACTACATGTACATCGACCTGAAAATGCTCGGCGCATCTCAGCTTGAGGAAGAGTGTGAAGAGGAGAAGCATGAAGATAATAGTGCACCAATGACCAATCGGAAGTTGATTGATTACTGTAATAGCCATTGGGGTGAAGTACATCTGTGTTGTGAGTGTCCTTATAGCGATAACTACTGTAAGCAGTTTCAGAGAGGTCATTGTGGTGATACACCATTTATGGGTGACACTCGAAATGGTGGAGAGTTTTATACAGATGAGGAGATAAAATTATGAGAACTGAGCGAGAGGTTATGGATAGAATCTACGAGATGGAAGAGGTAATGAAAATTGCTATCACCAGATATTATAGAAAGCAGGATAGTGAGGAAATGTTTGCGAAGGTATATTCTGATGTATGGGGTGAAATGAAAACATTACATTGGGTACTTGGTAAGTCAAGTGTAGAGGCTACTACGTGTGTAGCTAAAAAGGTAATGAGAATAGCTGATGAAGTAAAAGCCGAGTTAAATAGTTAACCACATGCGCTATCGTACATGGTCATAAACAGCCACATCTACAAAGTTAATTTTGTGGATGTGGCTTTTGAAAAAATTTTCAAAAATGTGTTGACAAACAATTAAAGGTGTGATACAATGTTAGTAGAAACAGAAAGAAGTGCATTAGCACTAATGAAAGAAAGGAGAATTTATGAAAACAGCAATTATTAATGGTAAGGAAATGACAAAGGAACAGCTCTTCGATGCAGTTAAAAATCTGCGGGCAAGAGACCTTATTGAGAAGTATTTGATTCCGAACGGTATCAAATACAATGGTTCAAAGACTTCTCTCAAAGAGAGCAAACAGGCAGTTATCGACCGAATGATTAAGTATTTTGGTCTTGATGAAGAGCCGATTGTTGAAAGTGTGGAGCAGGAAGCAGAGGAAGAGTTTACTGATACTAAACAGGAAGTTGAGCAGGATGATGACATTCCCGAGAATCCTATGAGTGAGGAAGAGCGTGAACTTATTGAAGCTCTCAAGGATTTTACCGAGATTTATCCTGATATTACTGTTGAGGAAATCGGTTATCGTTCCTACGAACTGCGTAAAGGAGATGAGTACATCGGTGTTGTTACTCCTTGTAAGGATAACGTGATTATCGCCTTTACTACTGTTGGTGCATTTGATTATGATGTCGCTGTGGATAAAATCACAGAACTTGTTGAATGATAAGTTTTGACGCAGGGCGCCAGTGAGAAATCGCTGGCGCCTTTTTTTGATTTTGAAAATTTTTTCAAAAAAGACTTGACAGGGCTTACAATGGTGTGATATAATTATCGTAGATACAAAAGAAGTGCAAACGCATCGAAGTAAAGAAAGGAGATACCATGAAGAGATTAGAGAAAAGAAGTAATGTTGGATTTGAGGTTCAGTCTTATGATAAGCACGGGAACAACAGCACAGTGTTCGCCATGAGGGATGTTTTTGAGCTTGCGAACTTCCTTGCAGAAGACCAGTGGGCCGCAGTTCAGTCAATGCACTACAACTTCACCGTTTGGTTTAACGGAGAGCGTTGGGGAAGAGTTGAGGGTTCCTCTGACAGAAGCAATGAAGTTCCTGCTGATTTCGGATACGTAGAAGGAAGATGAGTTAAGCACCTGAGCTATCGTGTCAACTGATTGGCATATGACTACCCTCTATTGGTTATGGCAGAGGGTAGTTGAAATTTTTTTCAAAAAGCTCTTGACAAGATGCTCAATGGTGTGTTATAATATAGAAAAGAAAAGAAGAGCAGAAATGCTCCAACCACAGATTCAGAAAGGGGTTTCCTATGTTAAGAACAGATTATGCCATGCTTCACGAGATTATTGATTTCCACAAAGAGAGAGGAGATTCAAAGCAGACGATTGAGAACAATGCCATCGTGCGTGACCTGAAGAAGAGAATCAGGGAGAACCGCATCAGAGAGCAGGAATATGCCGAGAATGAAGAGCAGTGGCACTACCGTGATTACGACTCCAGATGGTGCAAGATTGTTTACGACAGTTTGCCCGAAGAGTGGTACGACATTGAGATGACCAGAGAAGAGGCCATCAAGGCATACAGAGAAGATGAATGGTGGCACTGGTACAATCCGTATGGAGATGGTCGTGATTGTACTGGCGTGTGGTTCACATTCAACATCTATGTATTCCCTATTCCCGAACTGCACAAGACAATCATTTACCACAGTCAGAGCTGTGATGTGTGACGCTAAAGCGTCACCTAATGCGGGCATAGCACGTTGGCAACCCGTGTTGAGAAATGCAGAGCCGGTGACGAGTGAAAGTCCGTAAAAAGAAAGGAGAAAACGATATGGCAAACATGATTCTGATAATGGTTGACGAGTGTGGCGATGAGATTGAAGTCGACCGCTACACAATTGGAAACGACCTCGATGAAGATTATATCGAGGTCTGGAAGGCAATGAAGATTGAAAAAATCCGAGAGGAGTATCCTGAAGCAAGGAATTTTTACTTCGAGGGCAGAAGAAACTGGAACTCCATGATAAATGCAATGATTCATGGAATGATGTGAAGATGACGCCAATATCTACAAAGCTGAGCTAACGGCATGACGGGCAGAGAGGAAAAGAAATGAATATGTTGGTAGTTTCTATATACGGTAACCCAAGCTACAGATACTACGAATATACCGTGCAGGCTGTTCTTGTGAGAACATATAAAAACGGCGCAGAAGAACAGGAAGAGTTAGAAGAAGTTGGCGCACACACTGAGGAAGATGCCAGAGAAATGGCTAAAATTTTTGTAGATACCTATAGTTGCATGGCAGAAGATGTATGGGAAAGATTTTAAAGGAGGAATAAAATGAAAGGATTTGACGCACGTTGGGCATTGTACAAGCTCTGCAATAAGAGGAATCGGTATACAGGTGGAGATGCTCAGGAATATGAAAGGATGTTAACCTTCGTAGAAGAGATAGAATGTATTACCGATGATGGGATAACAGCAGTAGCAATGGATATATGTTTCCACACACCAGAGCTGAACCCCTATAAGAATGGTGACCTTCAGAGAGTAGTGGCAGACCTGTATTATTATGTATTCTGAGCCACAAAATCGGCGGAAATTGAAAAAGCTCACAAAATATTTACCCTAATATAAAAGTACCTATGTATTAAAATAATAGGTACTTTTATTTTTTAATTATAAAAACACCATAATCTACAAACTTAATAAATATGGTCAGTGGAAAAGTACCGGGAGAAAAAAAATCGGCGGTAAAGAAAAAGCTGTGATATAGTGGAAATGCAGTAAATATCCATATTCCAGATATACCATTAGCTATTACTGAATAACCAGTGGTAAGTGAGAATTAATAGTGCCTAATGGCAACTAATAAATAGGAAACTCAGCTAATAAATGGGGAAAAAGTGGGTCAGTGTGGGAAACAAGGGAATTCCTCGGGAATTTTTTGTACATTTTGGGTAAATTTGTACAAAAAAATAGGAGCTGGCCACGCTTGGCAAGCCCCAAATTTTTGTGCAATATATACAACCAGACCCCTATGTGGAATACCGTACCCTTTGTGCAAATTGCACAAAAACACCTTGCCAACGGCAAATTGGCAAGGTGGCTGGGTATTTTTATTGAAAATTGGCGCCTTAGGCGAGGTGCTTCATCTACAAACTACACAAAAAAAGAGGGGCTTTCGCCCCTCACCTAAGGTTCATGCTGTAGCTATGCTCTGGATGTGGTATCCCTCTTGCCTGTAGTGTTGAATCACTTCATTTACATCCACTGGACGATTGTGGACGCTACGATGCATCTCCTTCATGCTCCCCAAAAGATTGCGGTAATAAAGGGAGATGATATACTTTTGGCAACGGTCTCTTTCCACTCTGTAATATAGTAACATGGTAAGCTCCTTTCTTCTACTTTGTAGACTATCTGGTTCTTGCCCGTATAGCCGATAGCCCAGCTTTGTAAATGTATTACTGGAAGTGGTAATCTGTCTCCACTACCTGCTTTGCTTCTTCGAGTGTTTTAGCATACCCGAAGAATGTTCCCCGTTCAATCTGGTAGATTTGGAAGAACACGTTCCACACTATCCTCACTCCAGTGTTGCTTTTCCACTCTTGTTTATTCCTCGTCTTTCTCCACTTCATGGTTTTACTCCTTTCGCTATGTGCCCGTATGGCCGATAGCTCAGCCCCTGCATCAGCAGGTTGTTACAGTGCCATTCCACTTCTCATAGACAACTTTGGCAGCTCCGAATCTTCCTTTCATTCTCTCCTGAACCTTGGCTGAATCCCACAGGTTGCAGATTTGGATTGCCTCATCGAGGCTATCTACCTTTGTGTAGTAAACTTTTTCCTTGCCGTACATGGTGATGTAGTAGTATGTTGCCATTTTTTACTCCTTTCGTTATGCACCCGCACTATTGCGGTAGTGCCCCTGCTCGGTGTCGCTCCGAGTTACGGTTCTCCCCAGGGGCTTGGGTCTTAGATGACCCCGGTCAGTCGCCACTGCTTCAAGGTGGCAGGCATCACGATGGAGACAGTGCGCCTCACGAGGTCTACCAGCACTCCGTAGGTCTGGTCGAACCAGAAGTGCGGCACCCAATCGTCGGTGCATACCAGGTCGCCACCCTTAAGGTTGGCGTACAGCTTGGAGATGGTCTGGCCATCGGCTTGATACAGAGTTCCAGTGGCAATGGTTGTGGTGGTCATATTTTACTCCTTTCCTCTACTTTGTAGATGATGTATGATGTGGTGGTCAGTTTTTCGACTTGACCGGGTCGGTAGGTATCAGCCCCAGAGGCTCTTAGCGTTCTTCATCAGTGTGCGCATGTTCTCCTCAGTGACCTCGACTCTCCAGCCGTAGTTTTTCTTCTCAGCTCCAGTGATACCTTCCAGGAGCTCTTCACGAGTAACTACGAGGATCGGGCCGGAGTGACCGAACACGCGCTTGCCTTTGTACATCACATGCACTGCGGTGCGCTTGCTATTGCTGTTATAGACGAACCCCTCTTCCTGCGGGATGCTCTTGAGGATGCGGTCGAACTTGCTCTCCCCTGCTTCCTTGGCGGCCTTCTTAGCGGCTTTCTCCTGAGCGGCCTTCTTGCGGGCGGCCTCTGCCTCGGCCTTGCGCTTCGCTTCCTCAGCGGCCTTGTTAGCTGCCTTGCGGGCCTCGGTGAACTCGGCCATGCGCTTGTTGTACTCGTTGGTGACGTCCTTAAACTCCTGGGACTCCTTGCCACCGTTGTTATCCGGGTGATTCTTCTTGGAGAAAGCTCTGTATGCCCTCTTCACTTCCTGTTCTGTGGTGCAGTTCTCAAAAATGTTTTTCATGGTAATTTCCTTTCTGCCCATCCTGGGCGTAAACATTGGTGGTTGTTGATGTGCTGCCTCGGTGGCCTCTCGCCGAGTCCAGGCCGGTTACACCTACGGCACGCTATGGAGTTGGGAAGGAGGTTCCGCGCGGGCGCGGGGCGCAGGCGCATCATCAACTGTGTTATTGTTTATCTTTATCTTATGTAAACAGTATAGCACACGTTTACGGCTCTGTCAACGTCTTTTTTGACCTTTTTGAAGGTTTTTTCAACGATTTCCAACTTTTTTTGCGTCTTTTTTGACATGAACAATAGTTCGATAACATACATGCTATTTGTTAAAGATTTAACATAGTTCGTTAAAAAAATAACTTATAAAATATTTTTTTAACAATCTCGTTAAACCCTTAACGATAAATCTTTAACAATCTTGTTAAATCTCTAACAATCATGTGAAATATTTAACAGAGTTCGTTTGTTAAATAACAAACAATCTTTGTTATATTTTTAACAAGTATGTTAAAGGCTTAACGAGCTTGATAAATCTTTAACATACTTTAACACTTCAATGCAATGAAATGTGTGAAGCCTTTAACGAGCTTGACAAATTTTTAACACACTGTCGCACTGTAACGCTTCACAGTGCTAAAGCGCACAGGGGGGGGGGTTAGCCCCCGCTAACCGAGGGTGGTGGCCCAGCGTTCTCTCACCACGACAACCTTAATTTTTTCGTAGTAGGTCTGCGTGTCTCTTGAATTTTCGTAGTAAGTTGCAACGTCATGGTCTAATTCCCAGATTTTTTATAAACGAATTTTCTAAGTAGGTCGCGGTCACTTGCAATCTTATTAACAGTTGTGCTACAATGTTAGTAAACATGAAAGGAGAATTGATTTATGGAAAAAGAGGTACATACCCTTGCTACTGAATTACTTCACGAACTGAAAGCATCTGCAAAGAGATGGTTCATTATCGCCGTCATTGAATTATTTATTATACTCTCAATGGCTGGCGGATTTATATGGTACATGTCTCTGCCTGTTGAGGATGATGTTGTTTCAGTCGAAAGTGAAGATGGCAACGCTAACTATGTTGGAGACGATGTAACAGGAGCGATTTATAATGGCGAAGGTAACGGTAAGGAAAATTCGCAGAGCAGTACGAAGTAGGAAGGGCAGTAAACGTAGAAGAAGGAGGTGATTTATGGGCGGACAAAGAGACCAATCCCGCATCATAAGAAAACTTCAAAGGGCGTGCAATGTAGTTTATGACGAACATCTTTGTTACAATATCACTCAGTGGTATTCTGACAAACATAAAAGAGAAATAAATCGTTATACCCTACATAAGCAAGTTTTTGATGAGGCTACTGGCAAGAATGTCAAGATAGAGCTTTTCAGCACTTATTCACTTCTACAGATGGTTTTTTTCATGCGGGATTATTGGTACATGCTCAACGGCATTGAATTGCCTACTGACAATGAAATGTGGAATGAGAAGAGAAAGGAGACGATTTTAGCAGATGCCGGCACCGAAGGGACATAAATGGTACGGGGGTGGTACACCTAAAATTACAGAAGATACTCCACTTACTCCTCAAGATTGGAAATTTGTCCAGGCTTATATTAGAGCTGAAACAGAATCTTATCACACTATAGGCAAAACTGTTTCAGATAAAATTAGAGCAGGCGATGGGTACAAAGCATATACACGCCGTCAATTAAAGAAACCTAATATTAGAAAGGTAATAAAAGAGCTTATGGAAGAGAGAGCAAAAAAGACAATAGCAGAATCCAATGAAGTAATGGAGTATTTTACTTCTGTTATGCGAGGGGAGATAAAAGACCAATTTGGGCTTGATGCTCCACTTACTGAAAGAACTAATGCGGCTAAAGAGCTTGCAAAGAGGACTATTGACGTAGACTTACGTAAACAGGGCATGGCAGACAATCAAATTACAGTTACATTGAATTGGGGTGATAGTAATGAACAATGATTTTATGGACGAGTATATTACACAGTTTGCAGTCAGCGCAGGCAAGCGTGCTTTATGGACTTTTGCTGAAACTGCTGTTGGTATGATTACGGTTGGTCAAGCATTTACAGAAGTAAACTGGCTTCACATTCTTTCTGTTGCGGGTACTGCCGCAGTCGTTTCTCTGTTAAAGAGTATCATTATTAGTATGCCTGAAATGAAAGAGGAGTAAATATGTCAAACAGTTCTTTAGTAACATATACAAAACTTTCGCCTAATTGCTATAAACCACGTAAGTATCCTATCTCTCGTTTTACCATTCATCATATGGCTTGGGTACAATGTACTTCTAAGAAGTGCGCTGACAGTTTTGCAAGCCCTTCAAGAAGTGCAAGTGCTACGTATTGTATAGGCTACGACGGCGATATTTCACAATCTGTAAAAGAAGAAAATGCACCATGGACTTCCAGTAACTATGATAATGATAACAGGGCTATTACATTTGAAGTAGCTAACAGTAAGGGAGGCCCGAATTGGGAAATTTCTGACAAGTCTTATAAAGCTCTTATCAATCTTATGGTTGATTGTTGTAAGCGTAATGGCAAGACTAAAGTCATTTGGCTTGGTGATAAAGAGAAATCTCTTGCTTATAAACCTAAAGATAATGAAATGCTTATGACAGTACATAGGTGGTTTAGTGCTACTGCTTGTCCCGGACCTTATCTTATGAGTAAGATGGGTGATATTGCGAACAAAGTCAATGCTCAATTACAGAAAGCTGGTGATTCTTCTCAATCTACTCCGGAACCTACTGAAACTAAAGAAACTGTAGAAGATGATTCTAATGAAAAGAAAATCTGGGACTTCTTAAAGAGTAAAGGTCTTAATGATTTTGCAGTTGCAGGTATTATGGGCAACCTTCGTGCTGAATCTGCATTAAGCCCTATTAACCTTCAAAACTCTTTTGAAAAGAAACTCGGCTATAACGATATTACTTATACACAAGCTGTTGACAACGGTATTTACAACAACTTTGTACATGATGGAGCTGGATATGGCCTCGCACAATGGACATATTATTCTCGTAAACAGAATTTATTAGTGTATGCGAGGAATCGAAAAGTCTCTATCGGCGATTTACAAATGCAGTTAGAGTTCTTATGGAAAGAAATGCAAAATTATTCAACTATGATGAGTGAGTTAAAATCTGCCAATACCATAAGAGATGCCTCTAATTCATTCTTATTCAGATTTGAGCGTCCGGCTAATCAAGGAGCTGGTGTACAAGATGCAAGAACGAACTATGGTCTTGTATACTACAATAAGTTCAGTCATAAAGTGCCTGCTGAAACAGCTAAAGAGACAAAGAAGCTGTATAAAGTACAAGTTGGTGCGTTTAAAGAGAAAGCAAATGCCGAGAAGCGGGTCAAATATTTAGCTGACATTGGTATTAAAGCAATAATAAAGAAAGCAGGTAGCTATAATAAGGTACAGGCAGGTGCTTTTAGCAAGAAGTCAAATGCAGAAGCCCTGCTTACAAAGATTCAAAATGCAGGATTTGAGGACGCATATATAACGTATGGCTAATATAAGTATAGATTTAAACAGTTGTATAATACCGATGTACAAACCTGTGCTGAAAGATGTATTGGCGCATAATCACACCCACTATGTGTTTGCAGGCGGTCGTGGTAGTACAAAATCTTCTTTTGCAGGTGGTATTGCTGTTCCTATGCTTATAATGCAGAATCCAAATATTCATGCTGTATGTTTTAGGAAAGTCGCAAATACTATTCAGAACAGTATCTATGCACAGGTAGTTTGGGGCATATATCAACTTGGTGTAGAGAAACTTTTCAGAATACCTAAAACATACAGCACGCCTATTGTGTATCTACCAACTGGACAAAGAATCTTCTTCATGGGTCTTGATGACCCCATGAAAGTAAAATCTATCAAACCGCCATTTGGATATATTGGGGTTACGTGGTTCGAAGAACTTGACCAGTATGCAGGACCAGAAGAATTGCGTAACGTTACTCAGTCTACAATGCGTGGTGGTAATATGTTCTGGGATTTTAGAACATTCAACCCGCCTATCTCAAAAAATAATTGGGCAAATGAGTATGCAGAAGAATGTGAAGTTTTTGACCAAGATAGAACACTTGTTATAAGAAACTCATATCTTGATGTACCTAAAAGCTGGCTTGGTGATGATTTTGTAGAAGAAGCTGAACGACTCAAAAAGATAAATCCTCGTGCTTATGACCATGAGTATATGGGCATTGCTACTGGTACTGGTGGTGATGTATTTGAGAACGTAGAAGATTTAGATATGCAACAGTTAATAGAGCGCCACGATATTTACGGCAATGTTACTGAACGCATACCTATGTACAAGACGTTTGACCATATCTATAACGGAATTGACTGGGGATTCTCTATTGACCCGTTCAGATTTGTCAAAATGCACTTTGATAGACGAAAGTTAGATTTATATATCTTTGCTGAGTACAATACTATGAAAACAAGAAACAAGGTTGTTTTCGACATATTGTATAATGAGAAGAAGCTGTTAACCTTTGATGAACTTGTTACTGCTGATAGCGCAGAAGAAAAATCTGTTGCTGACTTTAAAGCATATGGCGCATTTATACGTGCGGCAGATAAAGGACCAGACAGTGTTCGATATGGTATAAAGTGGCTTCAAGGTTTAAATCATATCTATATAGATAAACGACAGTGCCCATATACATACAGAGAGTTTGTCAACTATGAATATGAGCAGGATAGAGAAGGTAACTTTATAAGTGCTTATCCTGACGAAAATAACCATAGTATTGATGCTGTAAGATATGGTATGCAGAAGTACGCAAATAGACGTGGTCACTAAGGGGAAAATATGCAATACGACAACGGTAAACAGCAAACAAGAATATTAGAACAAAATGTCTTGAACATGGTATATGGCAACTATAAAGAAGAAAGTGATGGCAAATTTGAAATACCAAAAATGTTACCAGTACACATAGAAGATATTGAAAGCACACCGCTTCAAGGATTTAATTATGCGCTAAAAGAGAAGAATCCAGAAAACATAGGTGTTCATTTCTTTTTGCACGATTATCAGTTTGAACGAGTGTGGAATTACCCTGATAGGTATCTTTCAATATTAAGTAGATTCAAATTCGTACTTTCTCCAGATTTTAGTCCATACGCTAATATGCCAAGAGCATTGAAAATATTTAATGTGTATAGAAATCGTTGGTGCGGTAGATTTTGGCAAGATAATGGTATTACTGTAATACCAACAGTAACATGGAGTGATGCAGATAGTTTACAATATTGTCTTGATGGCATACCTAAACACAGTATAATCGCAATATCTACAATGGGTGAGGGTCGATGGGCAAAATGGCAATCGTTAAAAAATAATTGGGATTTTGTAATTGATACTTTACAACCAGAGTGCATATTGTTATATGGAAAAGATTTATCAAAAGAGTTGAAGGGCAATATTGTACACAAGAGATTGATTAGTACAAAGGTGGCAGTATAATGGCTAAAAGTAATAGCGGTGGAAAGTATCAACTCGTTAAGCGAGAGCCTAATCCTAACACAGCAGGTAATAGAACTGAAGGCTTAGGCGGCGGTCAAAGCACTAAACGTGAATTTAAAGGTTCTGATGTTAAGTCGTACACATTTACACGAGTTGTTAACGGCGTTGAAGTTACAAGAACATTCCGCGCACATTCTGTTAAAGACGCTAACAGAATAGCGGCATCTGCGGGCTTTAAGACCACTGATAGAGAAATTAAACGCCGTAAGAAGAGGAAGAGATAATGTCCGTATGGAATACAATAATAGCGAAGTTAAGGGAGATGCTTGGAATGATAAGCAGTAAGGACATTGAGAAAGAATTAAATTTAAACTACGCAATTTCACCACAAATGGAAGAAGCTATTCATCTGTGGTCAGATATGTATAAAGATAATGCACCTTGGTTACATGAGCCTGATGCAAATAATCCGGTTCGTGTTGCAAGTTTAGGCCTTGCTACTCTGATTGCAAGTGAAAAAGCCCGACTCGCATTACTTGAATTTGAGTCTGAAATATCTACACCTACAGAAGAAGTAGAAGTACCTAATCCAGATTATCCTGGCGAAAAGAAGTATGCTACTGATATGGATGGTGAGAAATTTCCTATTCCTGCGATTGAACCGCCTAAGACTAAGACAGAGGAGCGTCCAGTTGGCGACACACAAAGAGCTGAGTATCTTGAACGGCAGTATGCAAAATTACGTAAGCAGTTACGTAAACAAATTGAATACGGTATTGCAAAGGGCGGTCTTGTAATAAAGCCGTACATTGTCACTAATGCACTGCCCGATGAGAATGATAATTCGTATACTGTAAAGTCTGATATTAAGCCCACTACAGAGATTGATTTTGAATTTGTACAAGCAGATTCATTTTATCCCCTTGCTTTTACACCAGCTGGTAAAATCACAGAAGCGGCGTTTATACAGACAAAGCAGGATAAAGCTGTGACATATCACAGGCTTGAATATCACAAGTGGGATAATAATGTTGTTACAGTTGTAAATAAAGCGTATAGGTCAACTTCTAATACAGGAGAGCTGTCTTTAAGCAATCTTGGCAAAGAGATTTCTCTGCAAGAAGTTCCTGAGTGGAAAGATTTTCAGCCAATTACAACTATCAAAGATGTGACAAAACCTTTGTTCGCATATTTCAGAATGCCCGATGCAAATATCATTGACACTAAGAGTCCGCTTGGTGTTTCTGGATTTGCTCGTGCTATAAAACTCATAAAGAACGCTGATTATATTTACTCCACGCTTCTTTGGGAATATGAAGGTGGCGCACTTGCAATAGATATTGATAGAGATGCATTAAAAGTTGATGATGCTAATGGCAACGACCACACGAGACTCACAATGTTACAGGAACGTCTGTACCGTAAAATTGACCTTGGTTCTTCGTCTGACACTTATCAGCCATTTGCACCGCCATTACGTGATACAAACTATATCAATGGTCTCAATACTGTACTCATGCGTATTGAAGATACTTGTGGCATTAGTAGGGGCACACTTTCTGATGCGGCAGATGTAGCTCGTACTGCTACAGAATTAAGGATTCTTAAACAAAGAAGTTATCAGACAAACCAGGATATTCAGAAAGCAATAGAAGAAGCATTACGAGATACTATCTATATTATGAACGTATATGCAGACCTCTATAATATTACGCCAAAGGGTGATTATGATGTATCCTTTGAGTGGGATGATAGTATTATGGTCGATGCTGATGAAGAGCTTGAAAAGCGCATACTGTTAATGCAGAATGGTCTTGCAAGTAAAGTTGAGAACAGAATGTGGTACTTTGGTGAGACTGAGCGTCAGGCAAGAGAGGCACTTGCTCAAATTGATTCTGAACAACAGCAAAATCAACAAATGGCTATGATGAATCAGTATGATTTAAACAATCGTGTTATGAATGGCCAAAATCCTGATAACAAAATAAAAACATCTGATGAAACAAAAATGAAGAAAGAGAACAATTCTGGTAGTAAAAATTAATCAAAAATGTTTACAAATGTAAAAATTTGTAATATAATGAAGTTAGGTACGAGGGGTACCTGGTTTTCATATTTTCTCCTTGGTTTGTGGAGAGTGCATACAGTACTCCCATGCACTCTCCATAGATTAATGAGAACTTGTCTGGCGTAAAGACGTTTAAAGAACGCACATTCTCCGCAAACTGTAATGCGGATATACAAGTAACAGATATAAAAGAATGTATAAGGAGAATTGAAAATGACAGTCAAGGAAATATTTGACAAAGCTGAAAATGGAACACTCACATGGGAGCAGTTTCAAGCCGCAATGGGCACAGCGAAATTCGTTGATTTAACGGAAGGTCAATATGTGTCGAAGCAGAAATATGATGATGATGTTTCTACCCGTGATACACAGATTACCACTCTGAACTCAACGATTCAGACTCGTGACCAAGACCTTGCAACTTTACGACAGACGCTTGATGAAGCTGGTGATATTAGTGCTTTAAAACAGGCGTCACAAGATTTAGCCAGTCTCCAACAGAAGTATGATACTGAGACAAAGCAGTATCAGAGACAGCTTAGACAGCAGGCATATGAATTTGCTGTAACGGAATATGTAAATGGTCAGAAGTTTACAAGCAAAGCGGCAAAGAACGATTTTAAGAATCAGATGATTGCCAAGAAACTTCAATTTGAAGATGGTAAACTGATTGGCGCAGATGATTTCAAAGCTATTTACGCACAGAGCGACCCAGATGCTTTTGCAGTTGAAACTCCAGCTCCTGCACCCGCTCCAGTTCCTACATTTATTCAGCCTACAAGTACTTCTGCACCACCCAAGCCTACGTTAACACAGTTGATGCAAATGAAAAATGAGCATCCTGATGCAGTAATTAATTTCTAATTTGGAGGTAAATTTCAATGCCTAATCCCCAATTTGATAGTAAAATATTTAACGGCGAAGTATTCCAGAAATACGTTGACCGTGTTCCGAATCTGAAACTGAACGAGCTGTTAAAGTCTCGTGCTATTGTTTCTCGTCAAGACCTTGCTGGTGCGATGGCAGACCAAGTCGGTGGTAACTATATTACTACTCCTCTGAAGGGTCTCATCAGTGGTTCTGTTCCGCTGAACTACGACGGTGTTACTAATATTACATCCCAAACCACTCAGACTTTCTCGCACAGCCGTGTAGTTGCTGGTCGTGCACAGGCATGGACTGAGAAGGACTTCTCCTACGACATCACCGGTGGTGTCGATTTCATGGAGAACGTTGCCCAGCAGGTTGCTGAGTATTGGGATGAAGTCGACCAAGCTACAATCGTTGCAATTCTCACTGGTGTTTTCTCCATGAGTGACACTGAGGGTGCAAGATTTGTTTCTACTCACACCCATGATATTACCACTGTAGCCAATCAAAATGGTGATGTTGGCTTTATGGATGGTACTACTGTCAACACTGCTATTCAGAAGGCTTGTGGTGACCACAAGAGTAAATTCTCTCTTGCTATTATGCACTCCGCAGTAGCTACTAACCTTGAGAACCTGCGTATTCTCACCTATCTGCTGTACAACGATGAGAACGGTATGCAGAGAGAAACTGGTATGGCTACTCTCAATGGTAAGCTCGTTATCGTTGACGATTCTATGCCTGTTATGGAAGACCAGTCTACAGCTACTTTCAGTGCTACTTCTGATACTGCTGTTACAGCAGGTAAGACTTATTACACTCGTACAGGCACTTCTGGTAACTACGTCTACACTGTTGTAGAGAATCCTGTCGATTCTGCTATTGCAACATATTATGAAAAGACTGGTAACGGCGACTCTATTTACGTCACATATCTCTTCGGCGATGGCGCTATTGAATATACTAACTGTGGTGCAAAAGTTCCTGCTGAAATGAGTCGTGACCCCAAGACCAATGGTGGTCAAGACACTCTGTATAGCAGACAGAGAAAGTGCTGGTCTCCTTACGGTATCTCCTTCGTTGGTATCAACAATATCTCAACTCTGTCTCCTACAGACGCAGAACTTGCTACTGGCAGTAACTGGGAGCTTGTTAATACTGGTGGTACTAATAAGAAGTACATCAATCTGAAAGCTATTCCGATTGCACGTATTCTCTCTAAGGGCTGATTTTTAACAAAGGCGGTGACTTCTAATGTATCTCACTTATGACGAATATATTGAAATGGGCGGGGTAGATTTAGAAGAAACCGCCTTTGAACAGTTAGAGTTTGAAGCACGGGCTCAAATAGACTGGTGGACATTCGGTAGACTTAAAAATGAAGCATCGTATCCAGAAGCAGTAAAGCGTTGTATGTATAAACTCATAGAGCTATTAGACAAACAACAGAAAGTGCTTATGGTTGATGCAGTTGACGAAGATGGAAACGTCAAAGCCGGCTTAATGGCTCACCAGTCTAATGATGGTGTATCTTCAACATATAACGTTATAACTGGTAACATGGCAATGCGAGTGCTTAAAACACAGCTTGACAATACCATAAAAATGTATTTACAAGATGTGAAAGACTCACTTGGTCGAAAGGTGTTGTTTAGGGGGTTGTATCCAGGTGAATAGTTTCGGACCTTGGTGGGATACTACAATTACAGTTTTTAACAAATTTGAGGACCCACAAACACAAGTTGTCACATGGCATAAAACTGTTCTGCACAACAATTTTTGGCAAGCTACAGGCAACAAAGTTGTTATAGGTAACGTTGTATTAGATACAAACAGTATTATCTGTAGAATACCCAAGAATGATATGTTCTTAGAAAAGCAAGATTGGATTGCTAAACCTAATGATGAGATGGGTAACTATTTTACATTAGGTGAAGGAGATATTATTGTAAAGGGCGAAGTAACAGATGATATAAATGAGTATGCATCAGGGCATCGTTCTTCTGATTTACTGAGAAAGTATAAAGGATTACAAGGTTGTATGGAAATACAACAGTGGTCTAACAATACTGGTCATAGAGGGAATGAACACTATTATGCCCGCGGTAAATAATCATGGCAGAAGTTCGCATTAGAGTTTATGCAAGGGATATTAGAAGTGCAGTGAAAGAACGGGTGCAAAAACCGATTATTGCACTTACTAAAAATCCAGATGTTATGCGCATAATTGGCAATAGAGCTATCGAAATTGTAACACCGTATGTACCTATGAAAAGCGGTGACTTACGTGATAGTGCCTATGTACGACAAACATCAAGAGCTACACAGTTAGTTTGGGGACATCCGAGTATCGGTAAAACATTTCAATATGCAAGTTATCAGCACGATGCAGATGATAGCAACTGGAAAAGAACAACACCTGGTACTAAATCTAACTGGACAGAAGAAATAATGCCTGGTTCGCCTGGATTTGAAGAATTAGCTGATTATGCGGCATCTGTTGTAGTAGAGGAGATAGAACGTGGCAACAAATAAGAATCAAGCTGTAATAGATTATATTATTACATGCCCGACTATTCTTAATAGTCCGTTATACTTCAACTTCATAAATGCAAAAGATGACACTAATCAGTTCTTTACTGAATCCACTGATACATACACTAACCAAAACTATATTGACGGCAGTGTTGGAAAACTTTATACTTTTACTATACTGACATTCAAATCTGCGGCAGATATTGCTGTTGTAAAAATGCCAGGATATGAGAACGAAAATCTGTCAGATATGTCAGATATTCAAAAACTCATAGAGTGGATAGCAGAACAAAACGAGCTGAGGAATTTTCCTGATTTTGGCGAAGATTGCGTTATAGATTCTATAAGCACTACTACAGAGGAGCCAAAGTTTGAAGGGATTGATGAACAAGTATCCCCTCCACTTGCTGTATATTCCACGTCTATTCAAATAAAGTACCTTGATATAAGTAAATTAATTTGGAGGTAATTCAAATGGCTGTTGCTCCTATAAATCTTCCTACGTACCAAAGAGCCGAGCGTAAACTGCTTATTACTGTTGCGGAGTGGACAGAGAGTGGTAGTGGTAGTAGTAATACACCGGTAAGAGAAATTCTTGGTCGTAGAACTGAGGATTCTTCTATCGACTATAATGCAGATATTGAGACTACCACTGATATTCTTGGTATCAACTACACTGATATTAACAGAACTCAACCTCAGCAGGATTTCGACCCGTTCCTTATTCTCGGCGGCTCTCAACTTGCGGCTAAGCTGAATGATATTAGACGTAGAAACGCTATCAGTGAACTTGACCAGTTCACTGTCTATATCATCACAGCGTTTATTGGTGATGCGACAAATGGATATGCCGCTGAGAAACATACTAATTGTACAATCGCTTACAATAGCATCGGCGGTGATGCGAACGTCAACTTCCCTATCTCTGTATACTACAGTAATAATATTACTACTGGTACAGTTGATAAGCTGAGTGATGATTTTGTATTCACTCCCGATTAATTAAATTTGATTCAAAGGAGAAAATATGGGAAACACACTTGAAAACAACGTTATTGATATTGACCTGTCGGCGCTTAGAAAAAAGCGTATAAGAATTAACGGTGACGATACTAAAATCATTGAGATAAATGTGTCTGATATGGGTGTCATTACACGCTTACAAGAAGCGTATGACAGGTTAGTATCATTAGCAAATAAGTATAATCTGCAAGAAGAAGAGTCTAAGGCAGAAACTGAAGCTAATGGCATTGAGGATGAAGAGATTGTTAAAACTCTGCAAGTTTTAGACACTGAAATGCGAGAGTTAATCGACTTTATCTTCCAAGCCAATGTTTCAGAAGTATGTGCAGATGACGGCACAATGGCAGACCCTATAAATGGTCAGTTCAGATTTGAACATATCATTGAAAAGTTCTTAGCCGTCTATGATAAGAACTTTACTGATGAGTTTAAAAAAATGTCAAAGAACGTCAAAAAGCATACAAATAAATATACAAGGAAATAATTGATTACTATGTACACTATACCAACTTCGATTGATATAGATGGTAAACAATTTAAAATCCGAAATAATGGAGACTATCGAATGGTCTTAGACTGTTTTTCGGCATTAAACGATGCAGAGCTGAATACAGAGGAAAGATTGTTCGCTGGTCTCATTATTTTTTATGAGGATTTAAATGATTTAGCAGATATACAATCAATACCAAATTTAGAAACTGCAATAACAGAAATGTTCAAATTCTTTAATTGTGGTTCAGCTGGAGAAAATGCACGAAAAGTGCCGTATAAACTTATAGATTGGGATTTGGACTCTCAGCTTATTTGCTCTGCAATAAATAGAGTAGCAGGTATAGAAATTCGTGCAGAGCCTTATATACATTGGTGGACATTCATGGGTTACTATAGCGCAATAGGTGAATGTTTACTAAATACAGTAGTGACAATTCGTGATAAACTCATGCGTGGTAAAAAACTTGAATCTCACGAACGAGAGTTTAAGCAACAAAATCCTCAATACTTTGTTTGGGATAGCAGTACCGCAGAAGATAAAGAAGCAGAAGCACTATTTAACGAGCTGTGGAATCAGGGTGACTAATTATGGCAAAACACGATGCAGATATAAACTTACGAGTAGATTTAACTGAAGGTGATATAACCAACACTGCTAATAAAATGGCTCAAAGAATAGAACGTATTTTTGGCCGGTCTTTAGCAAGTGGTAAACTATCCACATCTACGAAATCTTTGCTTGCAACACTTGATAAAGGCTATAATAGAATCAGCCAATTACGCAGTGAATTGGATAGATTAAGAAATACACAAACTAATACTGGTGAATGGAGAGCACAATACGCCAGAGTATTAAATGACTTAAAAGCAGTAAACGACCAGATGGTTATATACACTGAACGTGCAAGAGAAGCTAAGGATTTAGGTCCTAACCTTGGTGTTTGGAGCGATTTTCTTGGTGGTGTGTTTAATGCGAATCATGGATTAGGTAGATTTCTTGCTACGCTTACAAGAGTTAGTACTACTGTTGCTAAAGGCGGTATTGCAATATTACAGACTATATTAGGCAAAATTGGTAGTGCGGCTAAGGCCGCAGCTAAACATCTGGGTGATATGACGAAAAACCTTGCCAAATCTATTGCAGGTGGAATTGTTAATAAATTAAAATCTCTCGGCTCTGCAATTACAGGTATTGGTAAAAAGACTAAAGACTCTAATAATGCCTTTAAAACGGGTTTTACGACACTGCTTCGTTATGGTCTCGGTATACGCTCTGTATACTTCTTATTTAGAAAACTGAGAAAAGCTCTTGGAGAAGGTATTGGTAACTTAGCTCAATATTCTCCCGCTTTTAATACAGTTATATCTAATTTTATATCTTCTTTAACCCAGCTTAAAAATGCTTTTGCTACAGCGTTTGCACCTATTATAAATGTTGTTGCGCCTATTCTTACGACATTCATTAATATTGTATCTGAAGCAGTAACAAAAGTTGGAATGTTAATTGCGGCGCTTACTGGTCAGAAATCGTTTATTAGAGCTAAGGCAGTTCAAACAGACTTTGCCGCATCTCTTGATAAAACATCTGACTCTACAAATAAAGCTAATAAATCCGCAGAGAAGTATAAACGTACACTTGCAGGTTTTGATGATGTAGAAATTCTTAAAAACCCTGATTCTAACTCTGGTAGCGGTGGTTCTGGTGGTGGTTCTGGTGGCGGTGGCGGCACAAGTCCGAGCAATATGTTTGAAACTGTCGCTATGCCATCTGCTTTTGAAGATTGGGCTGAAAAGATAAAAGAAGCGTGGGCTAATGCTGATTTTACAGAACTCGGTCAAATACTTGGTGAAAAACTTGCAACTGCATTAGATAGTATTCCTTGGGACACAATAAAGGGATATGCTGGCAAGTTTGGTAAATCATTTGCTACTTTCATTAACGGCCTTATGTCTGTTGATGAAGATGGTAATAGTCATCTTGCGCAAGCAATAGGAAGAACTATTGCAGAAGCAATAAATACTGTATTTACCTTTGCAAATCAGTTTATAACTAACATAGACCCGAAACTTGTTGGTAATTTCTTTGCTGATTTATTTAATAGCGCAATAAAAACTATAGACTGGAATCTCATATCTAATACGTTATCAGAAGGTATCAATAATATATTTAGTGCCTTTGAATCATTTGCTAATAAATTTGATTTCAGCAATCTCGGCACGACTATAAAAGATACAGTTGTAAACACACTTAATGGTTTAGATTGGACTACTATTCACGGTTCTGTAGTGTCTGTAGCAACTGGTCTCGCAAATTTTATAAATAATTTATTTACTGAAGATGCATTTAGTTCAATAGCTACCACGATAGCAAGAGCACTTAATGCGGTTATAAGTAGTGAAAAAGCATTTGCAATTAAACTTGATGCAGTAAAAATCGGCAAAGCTATTGGAACAAGTATAAATAATTTCTTTAATACGTTTAATTTTGAATCTGCTGGCGTAACATTTGGTGCTATTGTAGATAAACTTGCTACAGCATTATCTACTGCAATCGGTACGGTTAAATGGCAAGATGTTGGCGCTGATTTACAAGGATTTTTAAAATCAGTTCCTTGGGGTGAATTATTTGGCGATGTTAGTAAAATTGCAGGTGAAGTAGCTGGTGCATTAGCAGGTCTTGTTGCTGGGTTATTCGGCGGATTACCTCAAGCTATTTCTGATTATTTTGCTGATAAGAAAAATCAATATGGCGGTAGTATTCTTTATGGTATAATCGGTGGTATAGGAGAGGCTGTTGAAAATATTGCTCGTTGGATAATAGATAATATTTTCAAACCATTTATTGATGGATTTAAAGAAGCATTTGGTATTCATTCTCCTGCATCTGCTCCTGAGCTTATAGATGCCGCAAAAAATATCGGATTAGGCATTCTTAATGGCATTGCAGAGCCATTTATTAATATCGCTAAATGGGTTAAGGAACGGATTCTTGACCCGATAATGGATGCGTTTGATAATGCAGACAAAACAGTTGGAGATATATTAGACTTTTTAAAGGGTGGAAAAGAAACTGTAGTAAAAACTGTTAAAGTAACTATTAAAAAGATTATCAACAAAGCCGGTGAAGCATGGGAATTTGTTAAATCTGGCGCAGAGACTATTGTAAAAACAGTTCAAACAATATTTGAAAAACTCGGTAATTGGAAAGACGAAGCATGGTCTGCATTTAAATCTGGAAAAGAATCTGTAAAAAAGACTGTAGAGGCGGCTTTCAAAAAAATTGGAGATTGGAGCAGTGACGCTTGGAATATACTGAAAAGTGGAGCAGAGACCGTAAAAAAGACAGTAGAAACAACATTTAAAAAAGTTGGAGACTGGACTGGAGATGCTTGGTCTGTATTCAACTCTGGCACAGAAACCGTAAAAAAGACAGTAGAGTTAGTGCTTACAAAAATTGGTGATTGGTCAGAAGATGCGTGGACGTTGTTTAAAGCCGGCGCTGAGACAGTCAAAAAGACAGTACAAGTAGCGATTGAAAAAGCTAATACCTGGGTTGACGATGCGTGGAATATTTTAAAGAGTGGGACAGAGACCATTGTAAAAACAATTCAAACTGTCTATGAAGAAGCATCTGGAAATGAAGCAAACGATATGCCTGAGAACAGTGAGCAAAACATTACAACAACGATAACCCTTAAAAAGCATGGGTGGACAACAATAGCGAATTTTGTAGGCACCGCAGTTTCTGTTGCCATTAGTCTGTGGAAAAACGGGTGGACTAAAATTTCAGAGTGGATCGGAAACGCTGTATCTGTTGGAATAAGCCTTTGGCACAATGGGTGGTCAAGCATTTCAAAATGGGTTGGTACTGCTGTATCTGTTGGAATCAAATTGTGGAAAGATGGATGGTCTAAATTGTCGAAATTTGTAGGAACTGCTGTATCTGTTGGAATCAAATTGTGGAAAGATGGATGGAAAAGTATTAGTAGTTGGATAGGCACAAAAGTATCTGTCGGCGTTAAGCTGTGGAAAGATGGATGGAAAAGTATTAGTAGTTGGATAGGCACAAAAGTATCTGTTGGTGTAAGTTTAATAAAGAAAGGCGCAAGTTGGCTATGGAACCTCCTTCATAAAGCACGAGGTGGCGTATTCGCTAATGGTGGGTGGAGAAGTATCGCTCAATATGCAAGTGGCGGTGTGCCAAATCGTGGAACAATGTTCGTTGCTGGTGAAGCTGGTGCAGAAGCAGTTGGTCACATTAATGGTCGCACAGAAGTATTAAATCAGTCACAAATGGCCGCAGTAATGTACACTGCTGTATTAAACGGCACAGCAAGTCTTATGAAAACTATTACCGGACATATGACTATTTGTACCAACACTGTTATAGCCAATATAGGCTCTCTGTTATCCGCCGTTAACTTTACAACTTCGCAAATATATGATATAACTAATTTAGTAAACAGGTTAAATGTTGGACTGACAGACATTGTAAACGGTAAAGTTGTTCCTACGAAAATGAGTGGTGATAATGCTGAGTTAATGAGGGCGTTAAACACTATTATTCAGAATCAAAACAATGTAGTTACAAGGTCTGAAATACAAGAAATTTTAACTGATGCGTTTAGGCGCTACATGAATATTGACTTCTATCTTGGAGATGAACAAGTAGCGAGACACGCAAACGCAGGTAATCTTAAATTAAACAGACGTTACGGGACAGTATAAGATATGGCGTATGTATTTAAAATAGATGGTGTTGAAATTCCTGCACCCACTGAATATCAAGCTGATATTGAAGATTTATCATCTGAACGAACAGGAAGAACTCTTGATGGCGAAATGCATAAAGATGTTGTTGCTGTCAAAGATACATATGCTTGTACTTGGAAAAGATTGTCCTGGGAAGATGCGGCAAAAATATTAAATGCAGTTGATGGGAAAACTGAGGTCAGCTTTACATATGCTGACCCCAGAGTTCCTAATCAAATGTTAACAAATAAATTCTATGTCGGCAAAAGAAGTACACCAGTTGGTGTGATTAAGGATGATGTCGGTATTTGGAAAGATATAAAACTGACATTTATCAGAATCTAAGGAGAAACTATGCGAACAGCTTCATCTGCTTTTAAAGAAAAAGTTAAAAGTAGCTCCAGAAATTTCATAAATACCGCTGTAATCACATTAGCTTCACAAGAAGAACTGACAATAGTTAACGCAAATATTTTATTTGATGGCTTTGAAGTAGAAGATTCTGTCGGCAGTGATAATACATTTGATGCACTCGGCTCTACTATTATAAATAAGTGTACAATCATTTTATATAATGGTGATGAGTCGTATTCAGCATATGATTTTGATGATGCTCATGTTGTAGTTTCTACTGGTCTTGAAATTGACGGCACAACAGAACCTATTCAATTAGGTGTATATACTGTTGAAGAAGCTAATTATACAACAAACTCTATTGTATTATCTATGTTGGATAATATGAGTAAATTTGATAGACCGTATAGTGAAAGTCAACTTGCTTATCCTGCTACACTTTCCCAAATTGTTTCTGACGCTTGCACCGTTTGTGGTGTAACATTCAATTTTGCCGAATCTGATTTTGTATATGATACATTCTCAGTAGCTACTAAACCAGACGGTAATTCATGTACATTCCGTGATGTTATAGGTTGGGTAGCTACAATTAATGGTACATTTGCAAGATTCAACTCTTTTGGTCAATTAGAGTTTAAATGGTTTGATTTATCTGGTAGACCAATACCTACAGATAATATCACTGTCATTGATGAGAATAATGTAGAGCATGAACATGCTTCTCTTGTTTTAAGTGACGGCACAGTTGTAGATACCATTTCTTATATACCCGGTAAAAATACAAGTCTGCCAGAAGTCAGCTCTTTATTCTCACAAGATATAGCTGTATCAGATATAACTATAACTGGTATAACTATAACAGTTGCAAATATAGAAGATGAAGCTGATATAACATCAAGTATAGGTACTGATGATTACAGAATAACTATATCTGATAATCCGTTTATAACAGCAGATAACATTGAAACTGTCATAGAGCAAATCGCTGACAAAGTATTAGATTTATCATTTAGAAAATGTAGTATTACTTGTGTGAGTAACCCGCTCTTAGAAGCAGGTGATACTGCATATCTAATAGATACAAAAGGTAATGAGCATCGTATACTGCTCACAAGAGTTACATTCTCTCCTACTGCAAATCAGACAATCGTTTGCGGCGCTGACACACCGAGTAGAAAATCGGCTACATTATATAATGCTGATACACGTACATCTGCACAGCTAAAATCACATTTACGGTCATTACGTGAAAGATTAGTAGAGACAGAGACAATAGCTGGTAATACTAATCAATACTTCTGGTTTACAGAAGAGGGTACAGATACTGGTGCTCATATAACAGAAGTTCCGCAAGAAGAGTTTATTGACCCGACTTCTGAAAATTATCATGCTGGATATAATGCATTATTCAGGTCAATAGGATTTGCAATAAGAAATGGCTTAACAGAGCTTGCTACTTTTAGTGCAAATAGTATAAGACTTGGGTTGGGCAATGCAAAACACATTTTAATTGACCCAGATGGCATATCGCTATACTCTGCGGCAAACACACTGCTGTCAAATTTTACTGCAAGTGATGTTAGATTATATGTAGCAGGAGTTTTACGGACACTTCTTTCTTCATCTGGTCTTACAGTATATGACGAAACTGGGGAAAAATCCGTTGCACGCTTCGGGGAGGATTCGCAGATTGGAGCCGATGAGAGCAATCACCTCGGGATTGATACCACAGGAATACAAGGCGTCAACGAAGAAGGTGTCAATGTTTTCTCTGTCGATATGGATGGTGGTATCATAACCACCACTCGCCGTATGGATATGCGGATAACACTGGAAGTGTGGAATGAGCAGTCAGAGGTTCGAAAAGATTTGTTCGAATCGCTTCAGCCAATAACTTTCCCCAAGGGTACGGTTATAACATTTGACCGTTCGGGTGGAACATACGGCTATCTCTCACAAGCACTATCGTATGACGAGACTAAATTTTTGAGCATACAAAGTCTCATCTTCGAGCCCATAACATGGGGAACTGACAGCAGTCAAACGATTACAAGTCGTGTTGGAACACAGCACACTTTGGAGCATGTTGATGGCAAAATCTTTTTTAGTTCATCACTCGGGACAGCTACTGCTGAATATAATGAGCGATATATTGCTGAAATTACCAAACCCTTCGTAACAACATACACGCCGGGTCCTGCCTATACGTTTGGTACACGGAACAACGAGACATCTGGTGCTTTTTCCACAGCTTGCGGAGAATCTCTATCAGCAGAAACAAGAGACCAGTTTGCTTGCGGGAGATATAACGAGGACAACAGTGATTATGCCATGATGGTCGGCAACGGTAGTGAAGATGGAGACTCCAACGCTTTCGCCGTGACATGGGACGGAAGTGCGAGACTTGGGTTTGATGCTGATGCTACGAGTGGAACCGATGCGTCTATTTACTCTCTGTTGAGAGCACAGGACCTGGATTCATATATGATCCAAAACGGGATGCTCGACTTGAAACGACTTATAGCCCATGTTCTTTTTTATCTTGTTCCGCATACATTGTACAACACTAAACTGTCAGCACCATCCACACAGAACGAATACGCCTATGCAGGTGTAGCGCTGAATGATTGGAACGTAGTACTCATGCGGTGCGAGTGCCACAATACAAGACAGCTTCTCGTGTTCTGCAGGCTGTTCGGAGACAATCCTATGTATCTCTCAGACATGTCCGGGAGCACGTATGTAAGAGGTGGATACCTTGTGAACTGGAGCAGTAACCAGATTGGTGTACGGTGGGTAAATGGCACAGCCAGTATTGCAGGTAATATCTACGTACAACAGGTCTACGGAATAATGTAAGGAGACAACATGAGTGTAATAGGATTTAAGATAGGCTCAGTCACAGAACAATATAATTATCCAAATCTTGATAATAAGCCTGTACCAGATGAAACACTTTCACAAGAAGGGCAGCCTGCTGATGCTAAAGCTACTGGAAATGCAATAGGGGCAATAACACCACAATTCACAGATTCTAATAATGATGGTAATATAGTTATTACATTAGGATAAGGAGCATATTATGGTAAATATAACTTCTTATAAACAAACTACTTACAATAGTAAAGAACAGAGATATAATGGATATACACAAGGTACTTGTTTATCTACTGACACTAAACCAACTAATTGGGATGGCGGCTCAATACTATTAGAAATAGATACTTCTAAAGTATATATGTATGATGCACAGAATAAACAATGGAGAGAATGGTAATGTTTGATATTGTTTCTTATATTCTCGGTAAAAAAGCAGGAGAAAAGACTGTAAATCTTGAATCAGATGATTATATTTTTTCCGATGATGGAGATGGTAATGTGATAATAGAGGAGGTAGATAATGGCCAATAAACCACTGAAATCAATAAAATTTCCTGAATTATCAGACACATATATAGTCCCACAAGTAGACTCAGTCCCCACACAGGGCAGTACAAATGCGGTAAGTAGTGGGGGAGTGTATGAGTCGATTAATGAGATAAGCGGTGATATTAATGACTTAAAGAGCGATTTAAGTGATACAAACGCAGAACTGGCAGATGTGCGTGTTGGTGCAGATGGCACTACATATAACAGTGCAGGTGCTGCTGTTCGTGGGCAAATCAGTGGTATTAAAAACACAGTGCTTACTGGTGTTCCTATTTCGCATAATATTGATAAAGATGATGATTGGTCATCTTACATGGCATCACATTATGCTTCATCAAGTAGGTGGGTAGAAAGCAATCAATATGATTCGTGGTATTTCACAGCAGAATCAACTGGTCATATGTATCTTAACACACTTGGCAATGCTTCTTATCTTCAATTGTGCGTTTATCCCAGTGGTAATTTCAACGACTCAAACTATGTTAGATATAGATCATCTGATTCCAATCTTCCCACTGAAAGCACACCATTGACAATCGGCACTGGTACGCTTGTCATCATATCCGCAACTAAAAACACAACATGGTCGTTTGTTTTTAATGAACTTAATGCTTATAAACTAAATCCATCTGTAAAGCTTGCAGAAACACACATTAGTCAGGTTGCGGATTCGCTGAACATTGGCAACTATCAACTATCATATGCAAATGGTGTATTAACAATCACAGGAAATGGTATTGATTGTTCTTTTTCAGATTTAGATTTTAACAATGGTCATGGTGTCTTTGAATTACAAAATCTCACGTATAACAATGCAGTGATTTTTGCTACTAATAACGACTATTTAGGGCCTGTTCGTGTCCATGGCGAATCAATCAAAGGCGCAAAACATGGTAGTGAATTGACTGATTCTGTACGTATTTTTGCAGACGGAACAGAACTTGCTGACGGTGATTCTGTATCAGCTAGAACAGTTTCAATTTATGTTGAAAGCACTATCTCAACAGATGAATTTAAAAGATATACTGTATGGGCATTAAACAGAAATGCGCTTACAGTAAATACAATTATAACTACTTTGAAGGATTTGCAGATTGATTATGTGTTTGGTTGTGGAATCATATCTTGTCAAGATGATGTTAATATTGCGTGGCTCAACAAACAAAAATTGACATCAGATGTGTTAATTGGATTGAATGAAAATACTGCAATTGTTACAACTGGTGGAACATTAGTTAGTAAGCGTATTTCAGTTAATTCAGAATATGGTGATCATAGAGTTGCATTTAATGTGTATAGTGGCAGGAAAAAAATATATTATTACACATGTTATGGTAGTAATATATCTGTTCCAAATGGGACAGTATTTGCATCATGTGCAGAATTAGAATTTTCATGACAGTGATATTACATCACTTTGAAAAGTGGTGATTCCATTGCACAAGACTATTGAAGAACAGCAATGTGCATTAAAGCACACTTTAATCTATTTTTTAAGAAGAATAAATGCTTACATACTGCTTTGAGAGCGCATATGTACCACGGACGCTTGCGAAGTGCCGGAGCCGGAAGAGGTGACAGAATAATAGATATAATTATTACGATTGATAAGAAAGGAGATTAAATTATGGAACTGAAAGATACTATCGAACTGATGAGCAGTTCTGACTGGAAGGATCGCTTCATGGCTGAATACCTTCAGACAAAAATTCGCTATGAGAAACTGCACAACTTGATTGTTAAAAGAGAGGTTGGTAAACATGGCTTTAATACGCCAATCTCGCTTGAAAGTTGGAAAACACAGGCACACCATATGGGATTGTATATTTTTGAACTTGAAAAGCAGGCAGTTCTGCACGGAATTGAACTTCCTAAAGTATAACTTAAAGCACACTTTAATCTATTTTTGGAGAAGAGTAATGGCACTCAGATATTGTTTTGAGGCTTCTCGCGTGCCTGCAACGCTTTCTGCATGCAAGCGCAATGATTTAGCTGTGGTTGATACAGAGGGGCGAGAGAACCTTGTGAGGGCGGCTGTAAAGCGTGGCGTGTGGGTCTACGGATATTTGAATGTAGGGGCACTTGAAAAAGAGCGCTCCTACTTCGAGAGATTCCACCATATCCGGCTTGCAAAATATTCTGGATGGGACGGCGAATACTGGATAAATCCCACCGCAAAGGAATGGCAGGAACACGTCATTTCCGAAGCGAAAAAGATTAAAGCGACAGGAGCAATCGGACATACTATCAGTAACGGTTCTGCTGTACAAATTACAGGCACAATGCCCAACAACGGAGCGATTGCTGGAACGTTTGACGGGCTGACTGCGACAAGCTATGCGATTCCTGCTGGATATACGTCCGGTGGCACAGTATCCATTACATCCGACATCGAAACTGCACTCGCCGCCATTTAAGGAGGCGAGCCTATGAGTATACAAAGCGAAATCACGAGAATAAGCGGAAATGTAACCGATGCCTTGACCGCCATCGGAGCAAAAGGTGTGACTGTTCCATCTGGAACAACCAGTGATGATTTGGCAACGCTGATTGCACAGATTTCAGGCGGTGCATCCAACCACGTTATTGGAACATTCACCGGAACAAACACTGATGCGGCGGTGGATATACAAATTCCATATACAGGGAATGGATACCCAATAGCTGTCATGGTTTTCCCAACGGAAGGCCCGTACAACAGTGCATCCGGAACATTCTACAGTAAAACACAAAGATATGCTTGCGCTTATTACATGGGCATAAAAGCCAGAGCCGACCGTGCGCCAACATATAATGCGAGTTCTTCAGATACAGTAGCAACCTATTCCAGATATAAAAATAGCACTTCGAGTGCTACGTCATATTCGGGAACTGCGGCTAATAACACAAGCCTCTTCACATCGTCCGATGCGCATAATGCAGTAGGGCACATTGTGCACATTAAGCCGAACAACATCTTATCGGTTTTTATAGCGTCTAACTCATACGGCTTTATGGCGAATGTAGAATACACATATCATATTATATATTCGGAGTGAAACATGGCACTGACATACTGCTTTGAATCCGCATAAATCCGTGCAAAAATCGTAACATATATTTACTCTTGTCTTTTTGACCAATTTACTTTAAACTCAAAATTGAAAGAGGGAAAATTATACCAATGTGCTAATTTAGTGGAGTGATAATACATGAACTTATATGAACTAATTACAAAACTTTTTTCTGGTCTTTCAAACTTCAGCTCATCGTTTCTTTTTTACGGCGCTATTCTTTGCACGATTGTACAGCTTGTGCCAATAAAGATTAATCCTTG